TTTCTTTGAAAAGTTAGTGGACCAAATGTGTCGTATTTTGATTAGTGTACTGCAAATTCCATCAAGTAGCAAAACGCACCAAAAGACCCATGTCCTAAAAACCACACGAACGCAATAATCAATCGACGTTACAGTTTCCAGCGTTACAATTCGAAGGCTAATGATTTGGCGCATAATAGTATGCAGCATAATGATTCGAAAGCTAATGATTGAGCGCGTAATAATATCGGGAGGGATTATTCTAGATGTCGGTAATATCGCATGCGTACTATTTTCGGGCGAAGGGTCGGCATATTCCTCGTTTTAGTTCGGAACGAAGGGAAAGTTTTGCGCCTTTATAAAACAACGACTTACGCGACCCTCGCTAACGGTCCGATATAGGTGTCTATATAAAACAACGACTTACGCGATGTTCTCCATTTAACGTAATACCTGTTATGCGAACTAAGGCGCATCTCGACGAAGATTATGCGACGACGAAGGGAAGGATAAAGGAGTTTTCGCGGAGAAGCGCATCGAGATAGGGACGAAGAAAAGCCGCGACTAAGCGCGGCCTATTAGTAACGGATGGGTATTATAAGGAAACGATTTTAAAGAAAGAGTAACGGCCTTCGCCTTCGGATACCGCGAGATATTCGCCGCCGAACTCCGTAGCAAAATAAACCTTGCCTTCGATAGTAACGCGGAAGGTAGAAATATCTTCCTCTTCGAGTTCCGTAAATTCGCTAAAATCGATAGGACTATGAAGCTCCTCGATAGTCGCATCTACGTTAAAAAGATAAACGTTTTTAAGTTTTTCGCCAAATACGTTAGAGTTTTCGGAAGTTTCGACGCGAGCGGAACGGATAGCGGCTAAAGTAATCATAATATTCTCCTAGTTAGTCGGGAGGGTAGCGACCTATTCGCTACCTCATCCCCTCTCGATATAAAACATTATAGTCTTAGTGTACGAAGAAGTAAAGCACTTTTTTCGTTATTCTGCGATAAAATGTTTATAAGATTTATCGCCTTCTACGTCGATATACTCGACGATAATTAACGCTTCGCCGCGCGGCGTAACCGTCTCGATAAGGGTAACGGCTTCGTCGTCGGTCTTCGCGAAGCGGATGGCGCTACGTTCGGCATACTTCATATCGTCGAAGGAAAGGCCGATGAAGGCGACCGCGCGGACCTTAATGGCGCTAGATTCTAGTTCCGCGTTAACGGCGGCGATAAGAGAGCGAACGGTTAAGCGGTCTTCGTCGTAAGTAAGGATGGAAGAGATTAAAGTAGTCATAATAAAGCTCCCGATGCTAGTAGAAGAAAGGGCCATCGCCCGTCTCGATATAAACAAGTATACGCGAGTGTACGAAGAAGTAAAGAAAAAAGATAAAATAATTTATCGCATTTTTATCGAAAAAGTGCTTTACTTTTTTCTACACTATATTATAATGTACTCATATCGGGACGGGATGAGTTAACGAATAGGTCGTTAACGCCTCTCCCAACTAGGAGTTTATTATGGCTATCGTTACCCGCTTTACCCTCGAAAACGCAACCGCCGAAGTCCAGGGCGTTACGCTTACTTACGGCGAAATTCTCGCGAAATTCTCCGGCGTTCGCTTAGGCGAAGAAATTAACGACGCGACGGTAATCGAGCAACTCGCTGCTTCTCGCTTAGAGCGCGACGAAAACGGATTCTTCGAAGTCGATGCGGAATTAAATTTATGCGGTAAAACGGCGTTTATTAACGAGTTCGAACTCGCCGTTTTAGTTAATTACGATAGCAAAGCTTACGCCTTCGCCCTCGAATTAATCGAAGATGACGAAGAGTAAGAGAGGATTTTTAGAGCGTCGTGCGCGGCGCTTTAATAAAATTCTTTCGCGCCTAGCGCCCTAACAAATAGGAGTTCATTATGGTTAGCTTAAATCGTTTCTCGACTAGCGGCGACGTTATCGCAACTAAGACCGCCGACCTCGTTGCATTTTATAATGCAAATTCCGGTTCGAAGCCGATTAAAAAATTTGCGGACCGCCGGACCGCCGAGACTCGCGTAATAGCGTTAATCGAGTCCTTAAACGCGCTCGATGAGCCGTCCAACGAATCGCCCATCCCCGACGCGAAGTCTCGCGAGGAAGTGTCCAGCGATGTAAAAACGCATAAGGCGCGTGCGGTCGTTAAAAAGGCCGAGCCGACGCAGGAAGAACTCGACGCGATGACCGACGAAGAGTATGAAGCCTTCGTTAAGAGCGGTTTAAACGATAGTGCAAATTGCGTAGTGCAAAATGGAACTCCTTCCCATCGCCGTTCGAATAGCGAAGGCATTGCAAAAAGTTGGGATAATAAGGAAGTGGCGCAAAAGCGTCTTACCCGTAACGGCGTTATGGTCGAGGGTGTAGGCGAGTTCAAATCGGTCCGCGTAGCGTTCGCCGCGCTGGGCTTACCGGATAGCAAGCACATTCGCTTCCGCATGAAGCTTAAAGAAGCTGGACGCTTGAACTTCGAGTTCGGCAACAAGTCCTATACCTTCCAGATTATCTAATCGAATGGCGGCCCTTCGGGGTCGCTTTTCATAGTGCAAATTGGTGGCTTATGAATACGCTTATTCTCATCGCTACGTTGTCCATCGGAAGTGGTCGCACCTTATCCCTTTACGACCATAGTGCAAATTGCGCTTATCCTACGCGAGTTGCGGCAATAGTTAATAGTGCAAATCGAATGCTATTCGAGACTTGTTGGCGGGTCGATAACGAGAAAGGGCGCATCGTCTTAGGTTATAGTGCGAATCTGCTGGTGGAGTCGTTCGATTGGACGGTTGAAGGTCGTAAATTGTTACGTAAAGTGACTAAAAGATGACTTATAATAATACACTTTCTAACGCGTTTATGGTTGCAACCTTCCCCGTCGTATTACCGATGGCCCTAGAAGTGGAGAAAATGTGTTCTAGGGCCGTTTTATAGTGCAAATTGGCTAGTGGCGGGAAAATTGCTCGCCTTCTTTGGCCGCCTCTCCGAAATCCTTGTAGAAATCGTCCATGGAACGGCCCATTTTACTATTGCCGTTTTCATCAATCATCGTGATGCCGTAGATGATATTCAGTTCACGAATAGCATTAAGCTTGGCTGACGCCGCGACTTCTGGATCACGCACAAGCTTGACCAAATTGTGAATTGCACCTTTTACGCTCCACAAATCCTTGAGTGGCATCTCTTCCATACGCTTTTTGAAGCGCATCTTGTAGTATGGATTGCGTTGCGTGCAAAGGATTCGCTGGCCAGTGTAGTTATCCGTTGCAACTTCCATTCCAAATACTAGTGCAAAAGCTGCGCGCATGTCATGGCCCTGAATAACAAGGTCAATGAACTCATCGAATAAAGCCTGATTGTGCTCTGCGAATCGCGGGTCTTCAAAGTCTTCAGGCATCGCTACATAATCTTGACTCATAGTGCAAAATCCCATAGTGCAAATTAATAGTGTGAATTATACAATGGATGGACATTATATTCAAGTGCAGATTGATGTTCATTATGGCTATAAAAGTACACAAATCATAATGCTGCGTGGATTGCGGACCGTGGTGCGTGGTGTACTGTTTGATACGTATAAAAGAAATCCATCCCTTTTGCCGCTTGTTATGCAAATCAATGACTTAGCCGCTGCTGGCTGGTCGAAGCGTATCATGACGTATCATCCGTATTGCCGCAAGTCTTTGTTTTTACTTATATCTTACGGATAATACGTTAAATATATAAATTAACATAAGTATGAGGATATGAAAAAAATTAATATAAATGTTTTTAAAATGGAGTTAATTAATTTTTCGAATTCTATATATAACGATGCTCAGTTTTATCCGTATCATCCGTAAGATTAATGTACAAGCCAGGCGCGGCAAGGGCTGTACACTCTTACGGATAGAAAACCATGACGTATCATGACGTAAGGGTGTACCACTTTTGAAAATAGGAATCCAGGAACGGCGCGGCCTGCAGCCATGATACGCTTAATTTTTAACCGTATTTTAGGCGTATCAAATGTGTTCAAAACCACGTTTCACGACCCAAGAAAATCCAATCCATAGATAGAATCTAACGAACACCACGGACCAATAGCCATACACTATTAAAATATTAACAATCCTGTTTATATATATTTCTAAATATTTCCGCACAATTAATAAATAAAACACAACCTCATAATTATTCCATCGCAAAACACGACCCAAACAACAAAAGGCCGCATAAAGCGACCCATTGCACACATTCCATTCTTCAAAACACACAAATCAACGTTCTTTATCTGCTGACCTTCCAGTCACCATTCCTTTTATCACGCTTCTTTAACTCCGTTTTAATGACATTATTATCAACAGTCACTCCTAAACGGCGCAATTCACACATTACCTTGTGACGATATTGTCGAAGCTTTTTGACGTCCATTGTGCTCCTTGAATAAGATAATACCATAAAAATAATATTATCATTCATCTTGTAACGCATACAAGTTTTATAATGCCTTTTAAAAATGGCATTAACGGCATCTGTTTTCAGCAATTCATCCATTAATTCTGGATTCCCTTCACAGACGTTGATGACCCATTCATCCCTTGATTTTGCCGCTTTCAATCCCCTTAGAGTTAATAACTCATATAATGCCTTTCTGCACTTAGAGCAATCACCAATTGTAAAACTTGATTCCATTTCTTGAGCATCGGTCAACTCTGTATTGCCTTTGTTGAATTTACCGCACAAGCTGATTTGCTCGCCGTTGTCAAAGTAGTGGGCAAGTTTTGAGTATCGCGGCTTGCCCCATCCTGCATCGTTACCCATCACCCCTCCTTAACGACCCGATAAGCAACAATCTTTGCACCAGTCGGGCTTGTGACTTTATCCCATGTCAAACTATCCGAAGGAACAGCACCTTTTGATTTATAACCGTTGAGTAATTCAAACTCAACCATCTTCCCAGGCACCGGATTCTCACCACCAAACCACACGGTCCACGCTTCCTCCTTAATCGGTACGTTGCGCTCCTTGTATTTCTCAACAGCCTCGCTAAAAAGCTTGATAACATCTTCAGCGGCTTTGATGCGCTCGCGGTATTGCTCAATCTCTTTTGTTAGCGACTCATTAAGCTTGAGCAGTGATTCATAGTCCTCATAGTGAATCCAAGGACCATCCTCATTGACCGCCATCCCCTTGTTGACGATGCAGTTAAATCGATTGATCATTTTAAGCTCCAGGTATTTAACAGGGTGTTGCGTAAGTTTTGCACTTCTATCTTGAGAAGGTCAATTTGCAAGTCACGATGGGCCAGTTCAGCGGCAATGTCCGACTTGCTGTAGAGTCCTTCATGCGTCATTGCATAGATGTGGCGAGTATAATAGCCGCCCTCGTCGAGTTGCTCGATGTCACGTTGCCCGACTGCGTATTGTTTATCGGTCATAATTTCACCTTCTCATAAACGGTTGCCACTGCACCTTCGCCCTTGCTCACGTGCAACTTAATGATTACATGCATAGCGGCGCGTAACGGGTTGTCGTGGCTGCCGCTGCATTTAAATGATGCAATGTCCATGGCGTCCAACGCGACGTAAGCCGAGTAGTCACGGTTTGGTTCTTTGTTGCCGCAGTTTCGCACGACGCTGACATCATTGGCAAGCATCACGGGCCAAGCTGCTGTGATGTCGTTGCAGTAATCTCGCGGATAAGGGAAACGGCCTTGCGGGTCGACCAGTCCGTGCACGTACTCGTTGACAACCGCATCGCTTAACTTGAACAGTGAGTCATCGCCGCCGTAAAGCTCGCCGCGCACCAGTTCTTCTAAACGTTCTTTATGTTGATTCATCACTTATTCCTTGACTGGATAAAATTTAGGATTGGCCTTGTAGAATGCCTTGAGCCATGCCTTTGCTTCGGCAATGCTGCTGAACTCTTCCTTGGAGAGTCCGGTGCGGTCCTTGCCTGCGACCTTGAAATGGATGCGCACCTTGAGCCGAAGGTTGGTTGCTCTCGCGTAGTGGCCTTCATAGCCGTCATGGTTAAGACTTACTATCGCGGCGATCATCTCGCAGTCTTCTTTATCGGGATTGCCGCTGTAACAAATCGGCCAGCCGCGACGTTGGAATGACCTGTATGAGCCTGTCGGCTCAGGGTCCACGTACCATTTCAATTTCATTTAACCTTCTCCAATTGGAATCTTGCTTCTGGAAAGCCTGCGACAAACATGTCACGTCCCTCGACATCACGCTTCACGAACCAACGCATGCCGTTGACAACCGTGAAGACAATTTGCCTTCCATCAATAATAAGTCCTTTTGCCTCATAAAGCAAATAAGTCTGACCGACTTTGAAGCTTAACATATCCTTGCTTGTGCTGGTGCACTTGAGCCGCCACTTGGTGAGATTGGATTCGCTCGCCTCAATGTCAACAACCTTACCGCGCAGCGGCGATGTGCGCTGAAGTTCGGCCATCTGTTCATCGAATGTCAGCTCACGGCCTTCTTGTTCTTCCATCATTCCTCCACGACGCGATACTTTATGATGTCATAAACGCTTCCGTTGTGATGCCATAGCCATCCCTCTGAATTGGACGAATACGACGACTTTTCTTCATTCCTCCACATCAACATGACCTTCTTACCAGGCACCGGATTCTTTCCTCCAGCCCATTCAATCCAGCCTTCCATTGATTCCTCTGGTCGCGCCTTAAGATGCTCATGCTTCTCACCGATGTGGGCGACAGGTTGACGGCTTCCGTAATAGAATGCCAATGCAACGTCGTAGGATGGATGGGTGTTGGATAAGCAAATGTCATCGCACCAAAGCTCCATGGTGCGCGACTTAAGCGTCATCATGTTAATATACCACTCGATGGTGTAGTGGTCGTTAAGGTTGCCGACGATATAGAAGTTGCGACAAAACACCATATCGTTTTCCGACTTCTCGCGGCTATAGCTTCTGATTGCGCCAGCCTTTACAGCCATTTCCAGTACTGCTTCGAGTTGTTCGATTTTCATTGTTGTCTTATCCTATTTATTTGATTGATGTTGTGTAAGAATATACCTTCTTGCGCCGCTTTGCCTTGTACAAACAACGGTCGCCGCTGCGGTTGTAAATGTTAAGCCAGGTGCGCTTACTAATCTTATACGGCACATGCGGCTTGATGAATAATAAACGGGCTTTAAGATTTGATGTCATAACTTCCCTCCAAACGTTGCAACACGGATGCCGCGCCGCTCGAACGTTAACATTGGGTTAAGGCCGTCAGCGCAAGTGATGAACAAATCATCAACGATAAGCTCATATCCGCCGACGTAAATGATGAATGTGTCATCGCTGTTCTTCAACAGCATTATGGCAGCAATTCCGTTTTTGTTATTATTGAATCCGTGCACCGTCACCTCACCGACTTGCCTTTCAGTAAAGGTTTTAATTGCACCACAGTTCACGGCTTCTTGCAAAGCGTTCAAAATCTTTTTCTTCATCGCTTCTGTACTCATAGCTCACCCTCTTTAAAAACAAAGCCGCTGATAACAGATTGATAGTATTCCACGCCGCGCACCTCTACAACCTTGCAACGATGAGCCTGACCCTTGTATTCTATCCACCAGACTTCCATGTCAGGCAAGTTGTTGCGACGCGTCAACCAGCCGTGAAACAGCTTGTATGTTTCGCCGACCTTAAAAGGTTTCAGTGTACCGTAAGAATCAACCTTGAATGCGCAGACAACATCTTTGCTGTCTTTGTGTACAGCGTCATGAAATAATCCGCTTCTGCCAAACCTTTCGTCGTAACTCATAATCATTCTCCTTTGCTTGATGAACTAAGTATAATACAGGCAAATAAAAAGGCAAGCATTTAGCTCACCTTTTTGAATTAAATATTCTTCGCCTCTTCGTGGAGGCCGACTGACCTTAGTTTGCGTCGCAAGTAAGCTTTCTTCTCGCTCTCCCGCCCTTTCGGAGTAACGCGCCAGCGTAATGTGTTCTCCAGATTCTTGCGTCGGTTGTGCTCGTCGAGTAGCTCTACCAGTGCCTTTGCATCGTCGAGTGTTAACACCACGGGCCGCGACCCATTAACGGCTTGTCGAAGCTTCCGCGCGGCAACGGCTAACTTAGTCATCGGACCCTTGTTCACGGCAACTCCTTATTCATCGGTGTGATAGACAACACCTTCACTTCAGTGATGTCACGGTTGTATTCGCGCTTGATTTGTAGAATCTGAGATTGGATGCGCGCAATAAAGTGCGGCGTGATTCCTTCCTTAACGTTAATCCAGGCCGCAAGCTGAATTGAGTCGATGTCGCTTCTCAATGTTGTTGGACAGTAAATCGTACTTGGTGCGCCGTAAGAACGTTGCACTTCATAAGCAGAAGCTTTGAATGACACCAAGAACATTCTTTCTTCAAGTTGGCTTTCGCTATTAGGATTCTTATCACAGTTAGTCATGTGGTGCACAAACTCTTCGTGTGGAAGGTGCACCACATCGTGGCAGTAAGGGCAACGCTTCATTCTCATTTTATACCTCGTGCAAGAAAGATAAAGATTTAATACAGGTGATTTCTTTGCCAGAAACTTCTTTAATCGTCTCCAGCAAGCTTTCATATGCCTTTTTAGTTATCACCATTTCTTTAGTGGTGACGATGCCTGTTGCGCCTGATCCATCTTCCGCTTCTGCGTGATAATGATAATAGTAACGCGTCGAGTTTTCAGGATTAGCCTCACAAACGTTAACGTGATGTAAATATTCTTCAGCAGTAAGCCGCATCGTGGACAAGCAATGGGGACATCTTTGCATCTTCATTTTGCATACTCCATAGCATATTGCTGCAGCTTGAATGCAGCATGTTGTAATTGTTTACGACGCTCGTTCAATGCTTCCCATTCTTCTTTAGGGCAAGCTCTAGAGTCGGCCTTATTTGTAATCTTTATTAGTGATGAATACGTTTGTTGAAAGCGCGACACCATGCGCAGCTCGTTGCGTTTATTGAAAGACAACTTACCCAGCGCGGCATTCATAATTGCACCTCGACACACGATTCACTAGCCTTGAAGCTCCAACCTTCCAGACCGACTTCGCCGCAGTAACGCGCCATTGCACGCTCGTCCAAAAACCAACCGTGATATTGCTTTATATACTTTGGTTTTTCCGAATAACAGTGAATTACTCCGTCGTCATCAATGGCCACGTAACGCGTGCCAGGCGCGACTGGTACAACTACGTCAGGGTGGGCGATTGGCCAAGGCTTGATGTGTACAGCTGTGTCTAACTTAACGTTTGGCACCCTTGAAAGGTCTTTGTGCGCATCTTCGTCCATTCCTAAGTAAATCATAATTCACCTCACTTGTTCGTCTTGATGAAAAGAGTATAAGTATTGATAAAAGAAAAGGCAAGCATTTAGCTCACCTTTTTGATATTCATTTCTGCTTTATGTATTCATCAACTATGTCGATTATGTAACGGTGCTCAACAAGCCACTCAAGCATGCTTTCCGGTCTCACATCACCGTTTGGAACGCTTCCATAAAGCGTGCAACTGGCGTAACAATCCATGAAGTTCTTTATTGCAGCAGCTTTGTCAAGGGTTTTCTGTATGTCTAGTTTAACACTCATAAATCACCTTTTTGATATTCATTTTACATAGTGGAGCAGGTCAATCTCTATCTCGTGCCGCGTCCTTGTTATCTTTGTATCACCCGTCCGATGGGAGAATTGATAGAAGAAAGAGTCTTTGTGAGCACCTCGTTCAAACGTCATGCTGGCAATTCTGCACCCGCATATCGCATCAAGCTTTGCTCCGTTAGACAAAAGGTTGAATGTCAATACAGTGTTATCCATCCTTGCGTTTTGTTTGATGCAAGACTTTAAGAACACATAAGAGTCAGCAAATGATTTGTGCCTTTTACAAATCTCTTTCACCTTCTCACGCTCATGCGCGGCGAGTATCTGATCACGGGTCATCACTGCACCTCTGTTATTCCGGTAATTCGAACGATGACTGTGTCATCCAAATTGAACTGCTGCCGCGCGACGCGTTTGATGTCGTCCTTAAGGTCCGCAATCAACTCCCTTGTCAACACTGTACGCTCTGAAACGTCGTATTGAACGTCAAAGGTATACTCGCCATAAAATACCGCGCCATTGGGAAGTTGCACGACATAGAATGCCATATACATCGCGTTAATATAATCTTCCATCATGCATTCTCCACGGGTCGACGGATGAGTTTGCGTAATCCTTCAGGCCACACCTTCTTGATGACTGCTTTCGCTGGGCTGGATGAAAGCTTCTTCAGCTTCAATAGGACACATCCTTCATCATCGTTAGGTTGCACCTGGATAACGACTCGCGCTTGTCGGTCGATGACCATGACATCGCCAACGCGGATGTCTTTCACCAACACGCCCATCTCCTTCGTGCCGGATACGCCATTGATGTGATCAAAACCTTTTCGCAACGGCTTCATTCTTTCTTCTCCTGCCATTTCTCTGACACGTTTCTTAATCTCTGCGCCAAACAGCACTTCGTCTTTAACATGAGCCATGGTCGAGTACCTTATAAAGAATGCAAGAAGGACTGCTGAATTCCCTTAATGCGTAAGCCACGTTCAAGCTGCCAGGTTCTTTCTTTGCGTTTGTCACTTCCATGTATTGGCAACCGTTTATGCTGTATCGCCTTACCACAACGGCATTGAAAATCTGACTGCCGTAATAGACGCAGACGATAACATCACCGACTTCTATTTTATCAGCCGGAACAGGTTTAAGGCGCGGCTTTTTATGAACATAATTTTGAATAGGGACTCTTGCGCAACGTGATTGATGGCAAATGGGTCTTGTTGCGCCTTTGACGTTGCGATTCAGCAATTCATCAATGGCATAGTCAACATCATCATTTTCGAACTGCTTCATAATGAAGTCTCTTACCTTTATTCGAAGGTTAACATCTGCTTCTGCACGTCTCAATGCGTGTAAGATTTCTTCACACTCTTCTTTCTTTAACATTAAAGGGCGATGGATGATCATAATTAACCTCTGATTTGTGACACAAAACGTTTATAATGTTCTTTGGCCAAGACGCGTGCACGCTCTTTCGTATGGCCACTGGCTTCAAGTACGCGACGAAGCTGCTTGATTGCGTCTGCTTTACTGATCTTGTTATCGTTGAACTGAAATTTATTCATGCTTCACAAGCCGCCTTGATTTGACGTGGAGTAACGATGACCACTTCACCAACAAGTGACTTGTCATCTTCTTTTACTGTATCGATTCTGACACGGTAATGATTGCGACCGCGCGAATCGGTAAGGTATTCATCCAGCTCAAGGATGGTGCCTGCGCGCATATTCTGTCCTGACATCCAACGGATACGGTCGCCAGCCTTAAGGGTTTTCTTGCTCATCTTCAACTCACTTATAATATTTAAACATAGCCGCGCAAAAGTCTTGCATGGCATTCTTGATTTGCTTCTTGAACAACGGATCATGCATCGTATCAACATTAGTCTTAATCCGAACGTGACCGATAACATCAAACGCAGTCGCTGGCATCGGCTCATAGATTTCATGATCATTCAAGATTATATCTAGCCTTGACTCAGAAATCACGGGATAATTCTTGCCAGCAGTAAATTGGTCATCAATAGATGATGTGCACTTGACAAAGAATACTTTGTATGTATTAATCATAGAGAATCCTTCGGGCCGCAGTAGCGCCCGTCCAGGTAGCGGTCATATTGGATTAAAGCGAATGTTTTTAGCGAAAGGTTACGGCGCTTAAACAGATGACCAGTTGCTGGATTCTGCTCGTGCGCCGTTGGATAAAGGCGTGACAGGTAGTGGATGAGGACTTGTAAAGCCCTACGTTGATTTGTTATTCTCCCCTGTGTATTCATGGCTGAATCTACCCTCTGTCAATATCCGGTCATGGATAACTATACCAGTACAGCGCAGGCGGTTGGCATTGCTTCTCGCCTTTGCTGCTTGATGAGGATTGAACAAGCCAAACAAACTAGCCTTAAACGCAAACTGGTAATATTTGATTAAGGTACTAAGTGCTAACTCAATCCTGTCTAAATTAATCATAATATCACCTCGTCAGAAAAGCAAATATTTTGATGATAATTATCCTGTGGCCTGCATATTGCGTACATACTTCTGCTCTAATGAATAGATGAAGTCGGCGACAGTCAATCCCTTCGTGTGCCATTCATACATGGTGAAGCCTGTATTCAGGAAATAGCCGCGCACCTTGTCCATCGCTTCAGCTTCCTCCATTGAAGCCATCAGCGCGGCGACATTGTCATAAGAAGGCACAAATCCCTTCTTGCGTAGCGCATTGCGCAAATCTTTAGTTCGGAATCCAATCTTGCAAGGGTCATCACGACCAGTGGATGATGCAACCTTCGGTAGCGCAAGGAACTCTTTAAGGAACATGGCAATGTTCAAGTCGCCTGCGTCATCAAGTTTCTGGATTCGGTTGCGACCGCGACCCTTGAATTCACTCGCACGAGGATGAGCGCCAAAACAGTGCGCACCTTCCAGTTTAGGGTCAATGATCATTACATCTTTACCAATGCGCAGCTCTACGTAGTAAAGATAAGACTCATCGACAAGCTTTGTGCGCTTGCAAGTGATGGAGTCCTTATCATAACCAAAGCCACGCAACACGGTTGAAATCATCCGGTTCATTTCTTCTCCGTGAACGTCACTCTCTTTGTTCAGTTCACCAAGATGTTGAAAGAATTTAGCGATGTTGATTGCTTTATTCATCAGAATTCATCCTTATCTCTTCCCAAAGAACGTTTACGCTCAATAACCTTCTTCAAGAATTCAATATCTTCAGGGTCAGACTCATCGCGGATAAGATACGCTAAGATGGTCATCAAATCAGAAATGTATTCCCCTGCTTCATTCTTAATCAGCGGCGTAAAGTAACCGCGCTGGTTGCGATAGGTCGCAGGCTCAAAACCAAGCTTCGACATGTGTGGCGCAAGGGTACGAGAGAAAGGCGACTTGCCGCACTTCGCTCTGAATCCCATAGCAATAGCACCACTGGTGATGTGCCAGCGTCCGCTGTGATGTCGGTCATAAGGCGCGGTGATGACGACTTCAACAAGGTCGTTATCAACCATCTCATCACGGATAACGCCGCGAGCGCGTTCCATTTCGTTTTTACTGAACTCAGTAAGCATGCGAGATGTTTCACCAACAAACGCGTTATAGCCTGCTTCGCCGTGCTTCTCCATCCACGCAGCGCACTCAGCCATAAGCTGCCAAACGTCTTCTTTCAAAGTGGAAAGGTCAGCTTGGAAGTCTTTCGACCAGTTCGGTTGCCCGTCCTTGTCAGCGAGTTGGCCAACAAAGATAGGATACACACGACGGTTGCCCGTGTCATCACGCTGCATGCCTGCGTATTCGTTGCCGTCCATGATAGCAATCCACTGGCGTGGTTTAACCTGCGTATCTTCAAATTTGAAGTCCAGGTCATCTTCCGTCTTAGTCAGGAATGCTTTCATGTTTTCGATGTCGGCCTTTTTAAAGCCTGTCATCTCGCCGACGTTCGCGATAATCGAGCGACCCGTGATAGCTCGCAAGAACGGGTTGAAGTTTTGCGCGGCTAAGTTCAACGGAATCGGTGTTGCGTGGCGGTCGTTCATAATAGCTTCGCAAAGCAGCTTGCTAAAATAACTCTTCCCTGCGTTCTGGCCGCCGATGAGCGCGATGGAGATTGGCGCTTGACAGCCAGGGTTGGTCAGGCGGTTGTAGAGCGATAGCCAAAAATACACACCGATTTGTCGGTTTAACTCTGTATCGAACGGTCGGAATAGCTCGATAAGGTATTTCTCGATGCGCGCAGTACCGTCCCATTCAGGCAGCTTCTTGTAGAAGAAGTCCATCAGGTCGTCGCGCTGATAACGCATGGCCCATTCCTTATAGGATTGAGCGACCTGACGTGAGTTTGGGTTGGACAACCCTGCTGCGTCGACAGCGGCAACTATCTCTGTGACTTCCAAGGTACGGTCAGTGAATGTTTCGCCGCGATGGTCGACTAAGCGCCCACGAAAAGTATCTTTGTGAGGGAATGGAACAACGCCACTTCCCTTATCAAACAACGCGTCGAAAACCGCATAACGGTTCATGTCACTCGTCCGGTCTGCCTGTAGAACGAAGTCATCTTTGGTAGGCTTGTAGTGAGGGAACTTGATTACCTGAAGTGAGGCGAGCAAGCGTGCTCTTTCAACCAAGTCTTCTTCACCGTAGCATTCCATGCGCTCTGAATCTTTTTCAACAGCTTTATGTTGAAGGCTGATTTTAGCTCTGGTGCCTTGCTGCTCTGCTGCCTGCATTTCTTCCGAAACGCCTGCATCTTGAATTTCGTCAAAGATTGCACCAAATTCATCACCTGTATCCTCTGGAAGATTGTCATTATTAATTGACATTTAATCCTCCTGATACGGCTTTGTTATATTGTTGCATGGATATATCCTTTCAGGGTGCGGTAAATAAACGCCAGAAATCTGGCGTTGTATATTAATATAGTAAAACTCAATTTAAAGCAATATAACTGGTGAACTATCAGCAAGGAAATTGGTTGGCGTATGCCTTTCTCAATTTGTTTACTGATTGAACAGCATGAAGGTATTGGCAATCGGTGAAGATGCGGCGCAAATGATCCATAGAAGACAGGTCATCGTTAGTAACCACCAGAATCTCTTCCGAAGGGCAGCCAGCTTCTTTGACAATCTCATTGAGATTTGCGCCACTAATTTCTTCAACACGTTTCACCTCATCGATACCGTAAACATCAACGGCAACTTCGATGTCGTCATCGCTGATATTTTCACCATAAAGAATTACAATATTCATCCACTCACCCCTGCCAAATAATATGCCATATCCAATACATATAATAGCCCCAGGATGATGACAAGGGAAATGATTAATGTGTATTTCTTTACGGCTTTCATAAGTATCTATACCTAAATTTACTGTTGAGGATCACCAATGGAGTCTGTTGCATCCCATTCAACGCGTGCTGTACGTTCTGCTGGTGGACAACCTTCGCCAGCTTGAAGCTCAACAACACCTTCATGAGAACAGCACTGGCACTCTACAAGGTCGCCATCTTCCCAGGCACCTTCCTCCGCGTTGCGATGCTGCCGCACCTTGATAACATCGCTTGCACAGTTAGGACAAGTCGAGAGATTGCTGGTAACGTTCCAGGTGAACTCGTTACGGAAAGCGCCCATGCTACACCTCTTGATCTCTTTGCTGTTGAATCGCGGCTGAAGCTTCGTCAAAATTGACTGGCTCAACGGTGAACGTTGCACTGACTGTAAGGTCTTTAATAGTCAGCAGCGTGTTGAATCGCTCTGCCTGAAGATTCATAGCGACATGCGTGGATACGTTAAGGATTGCCCCAACAACTTCCTCCACTGCGTAGCCTGCAAACAAGGGGAGAATCTGGTTGACAAGCTTAAGCTCGTTTTCAACACGAAGCTTTTGTGCTTCTTCAACGGTCATCATTTTTGGTTCGTTCATTTTTATTCCTTAACAAATTCAGAGTAGTGTTTGGCCGCAGCCGCTTGATGGTGAGCCATGACTCCTTGAAGGGTCGGAAGCTCTGCTGGTTTAGGTTCTAACGACTTTAACAGACATTCAACCTCGATGTTCAATTCTTCGCTTTGCATGAATCACCTCTGCTTCAGTTCATAAAATGATTATAGTTGCTATGAAAATAAAAGCAAACTATTTTATGCCACCTGCACGACGATTTATCATGTCAAGTTGATTCTCAATATAAGGCATGACGATTGCTTCAACAAAAGCAGTCCAACCTTTCTTGCCTTCCCCTTTCCGGTGGCAGTCGTGGGCGCAACCGAACACAAATTCATGTTCTGCACCAGGGATAGGGCCGCGAAAGTAAGCGCCATACGGGTCGCCGTTGGTGTGCTCTTCACCCCAAGGACAGATTATGCGACACTTGCCTGACATATTCTCGATGACGTCGCCATCAGACCCTTCACCCATCTTGTTGCGCGCTAGAATCTGCTGGGCTATTTTATACCAAACAGCATCATACTTGTATTCATCGACGTCAATTTGAATCTCACGCTTTTGCGGCATGACGACGTGAAAGCCAAATGCCTGACAAATGTCTTCGATGGTGTAGCGCAAGGAGTAGTCTGCATGGACAAGTCGGCAGCGGAACGGGTCGCCGTTCTCATCGACATATTTATAGGGGCCGTCGTGAGTCACACGCTTGTTATTGATGCACCCAGGAACACGACCCACGCGCGTTACGTCTTTAATCGTGTTGTCGCCGCCCTTCTTGAGTACCATGTTAACGAAAGACCCAAGGAACGCTTTGAACTGAATAAGATGGTCAATCGGTTCTTTAAAGAAGTACCAAAGCTGGTGGTTGTTCGGTGAAGTCTCGACGATGACAGTCGGCTTCAGTCGCTCGAAAAAGAATTCCAAATCTAAATCACCTTTGGACCCTTTACCGTGACCGATGTCATCAACCATCATCGCCATGCCGTGACCAAAGGCAGACTCTGTACGCCAGTATCGCATCTCACCCGTCTTTGGGTTGGGAGACTTACGCATTGAACTGATGCAAGCATAGCCGTTTTGGTGCTGCATGAGCGGCTTGCCCAACTTCCAAGGCTTAGGCCAGAAGCTGCTGTTAATCTTCTTGCCGCGCTCGTCGGTCTGTACCGTTGCTTCAGGAGCAAACACCGTCATGACGCGCTCATCTTCTGGAATGCCTCTTTGGAGTTCTGTTAAAAACTCTTCAATTATTTTTGCTTCTTCTCTTAAACTAGCCATCTTTCTTTCCTTCGGTGATCAATACCTGCAGTATAATATTGAGTGATACAAAGTCAACAATATTTACCATTTAGTTCACAATTTCGATTTACTTTGCTTTATACTATATCTGCAATTATACTATCAAAAAATATTTCCGCACTAACAAAGGTCGCCTGAAATGAACGAAAAAGAGACGAAGCAACGCGAACGTGCAACACACGTCGGAATCGTTGAGTCCTTCCTTAATACAAGATTGAATTCAAGCCTAACAATCATGCGATTCCTGGGTCAACCAGACAGAATCAAATTTATTTTTGCCGCAAATCCGGTATCGCTGTACATCCCTGTTGAATCCATGGCGTACTTAGTGCGCGACGAGAAAGGATGGAAGATACCAAACACAACTGTTTTCTTCAGCCATGTTGATGGTGAGATGTTTGAACGAAAAGAAGATTGCCATTTTATTCCAGTATATCTGGACCTTGACAGCGTAGTGGAGTTATAATGAACATTCCAGAATTTAATGATGAGCCAGTTATTCAGTTTAACGCGCAACAAATCGATGCCATCGAGAAGGCCGTTGCATGGTACAAGCGATTGCAGGACGGTAAAACGACGAAGCGTGTGTTTTTCATTGCTGGCTATGCAGGGACTGGTAAAACCTCTATTGCTCGTGAGATTGTGCGCCGCTGTGTCGGTGAGTACGGCGCTATCTATATTGCGCCGACCGGAAAGGCTGCAAGCCGATTAAAGCAAAAAGGCTGTCGTGGCGCTAAGACCCTTCACCAGTTCATCTATAACGTGCGCGGCGTAAATGACGACAATGAGCCAATCTTTTCGAGAAAGTCAAAGCTGGATGAAAGGCCGCACCTTGTTGTACTCGATGAAGCGTCGATGGTTGGCGAGTGGGACACAGAGCGCCTTCTTGATCACCGCATCCCTGTCCTGGCATTAGGCGACATTGGACAAGTCCCTCCGGTAAAAGCCGCCGCCTACTTTACTGAAGATGCCGTTGACGTGCTGTTAACCGAAATCATGCGGCAAGGGAAAGAGTCCAATATAATCCGCGCCTCCTTCTTCGTGCGCCAAGGCAACCGCCTTCCTCCGCGTGAATACGATGACGTCAAAGTATTGGCAGAATCGCCGCGCGTTACTGCATTGAAGAAATTCATGGGCGAAGATGATCAAATTATTTGCTCCTATAATAGCACCAAAGATAAATGGAATTCATTATTACGGCAAGTGAGCGGACGTATAACGCCAATGCCAGGAATCGGCGAGAAAGTTATTTGCACCTTCAACCAGCACGGGCCAGGATTCTGTAATGGCGAGCAAGGGATTGTTATTAGCTATGAACCAGTGCCGGACTTTGAAAGGGATGAAGACGAGTCGAATGAAATAATGTATGTCAACTTGCGTTCATTAACTGATGGTAAAGATATAAAGGTGAAGATCAATCCTCTTTCCTTCTCTACTGATCAGGAAGTGCGCAAAGAAGCGCAACGCGCTGTTGGCGGGATGGACTATGGCTATGTAATCACGGTGCACAAATCGCAAGGCAGCGAGTGGGATAATGTGTGCGTGCTGGAAGAAATCTTGCGCGGCGTCCCGTACTCCAAGATGATGTACACCGCAATCACCCGCGCTAAGAAGAATCTGACCGTGTACCGTGATTTGAAAGCGCGTTAATGTTGACGTAAATTTACGAAAAATAAAACTGAAAATCAGTTTAATTAAAGTGGCATTGCCGCCATAGTTTTTAGTTGCTACTGGCGGCGACTGAAGGCATAATTAAGTTATCCCAAACGGGGAATATAAAATAAACTAATTTATTTAAGGACTGTGAATATGGCCGAAGCAATCAAAGTATTATCTAAAGAAGAAAAACAAGCAGCCGCAGCAGAACGTCGTCGCGTGGCTGAAGAAAAACGCCTGGCTAAAAAGAAAGAAGCCGAAGAAAAACGCCAGAAGCGTGAGCAGGAAAAACAAGCCAAGCGTGAAGAAGCTGCGCTGAAACGCAAGCAGGCTGCTGATGAGAAGGCTCAGAAGCGTGCTGAAGAAGCAGCTAAGAAAGCTAAAGAGCGTGCAGAAAAGGCTGCTGCTAAGAAAGCAGAGCGTGAAGCCGCTAAAGCAGCAAAAGAAATCGAAAAGGCAAAGGCTAAAGAAGAAGCCAAGCGCCTGAAAGCTGAGCAGGCTGCGGCCAAGAAAGCAGAGCGTGATCAAGCCCGTGCTGCAGCGAAGGCCGAAAAAGAGAAGGCCAAAGAAGAAGCTAAAGCGAAACGCAAGGCAGAGCGTGAAGCTGCTAAGATTGCGGCGAAAGAAGCTGCAGAACAGCAGAAAGAACAGCGTAAGAAAGAAGCTGAAGAACGTCGCAAAGCCATCGCAGAACGTAAGGCTGCTAAAAAGGCAAACGGTCAGCGTCGTGCAAAAGCCACTCACTTCATCTACACTGGCAATGGCCTGAGCCAGCCGCAAGAGCATTCCACCCGTGGACGCGTTCTGGCGGCGATCAAAGAAGGCGAAGTTGGTGTGGCACAGTCTATCGATGAGCTGGGCGAAAAAGTTAAAGATCAACTGTTTGGCGCTTCCGTTCGCTCCTACCTGAGCAAGCTGGAAGAGATGGGCCACATCGAGTTTGTCGATGTTGAATCCAACGACGATGCTGAAGACGGTGATCAAGCGGAATAACCTGTAGGACGGTTATATAGCGGTAATTGACCCACACTTGTTGTGGGTCTTTTTTCGTCTGTACTAAATAGAAATGACTTGTTGCTGTAAAATAATTTAGCTATTATACTTCTCATATCACCCACAAAGGACAAATGAACATGAAACAACCTGTAATGATTATCGGCGGCGGTTTGGCAGGACTTATTACCGCGTGTCACTTCCCGAACTCTATTGTGTACGAAGCAGGGGAGCGAGCGCCACAGCACAAGGCACTGCTACGCTTTCGCGGCGAAGAAGTAAGCCGTATTACCGGAATCCCTTTTAAGGCCGTGACAGTTGACAAGGCTGTGTATTTTCGCGGTAACTACTATCACGACCATTGCCCAATCAACCTTGCCAATATGTATTCCATGAAGGTCACCAATCAGTTTGGCAGCCGTTCAATCATGAAGCTTAAAACTGCAACGCGTTATATTGCGCCTGATGACTTTTATGATCAGCTTGTCGATAAACTGGGTGACCGTATATTCTTTAATACTCCGGTCGACACGCTTTGCGGCTATAGCGAGACGCCAATCATCAACACATCGCCGCTGCCAGTCATGATGAAGCTTGCTGGGATTGATCAAAAGATTGATTTCTCATTCGATAAGGCAAACATTCGTGTTTACCGCTTTAAGATTAAACGCAAGTGTGAACTGTATCAAACCATTTACTTTCCTGACTACTCCGTCAGAACTTACCGCGCATCAATCACTGGTGACACGCTGATCATTGAAACAATTCCTTTGGTTAGCGTAAGTGAAGCCGCAGTTGAAGCCGCTGGCGGCATTACTCGTTACCGTGACATTAAGTTGCGTGCAGAAGTTGACGAAGTATTGACGGCTTTTGGCCTCTCATGGAGTGACATCGCTCTTGAAGAAGTTGAAAAGGTTGACCAGAAGTATGGCAAGATTGTCGACATTCCGAAAGACTTACGACACGCCCTACTCCTGCAACTGACCATGGATTTGAACGTATTTAGTGTCGGTCGATTCGCTACTTGGCGAAACATTTTGCTTGATGACGTCGCCCATGACCTTGCTGAAGTTGAAAAACTCATCAAAGCAAATAACTATCAAAAATTTGCTTATATTGCTAATAAATAATTTGCTTTCTGCTTCAATGGGCGTATACTTTAATCATTGAAGCAGAACTCATAGAGGAAACGAAAATGAAACGCATCACTGGAATCGCGCTTGCCGCAACTGCTATTCTCGGAACCATGTATATGGAAGCGACTGAAGCCGCTGTCCGTACTTCCGATTCAATCGCTGTTTACGATTGCGAAGCGATGGACGGCAAGACTGCAGCGACGACTGGCGCAACAATTACCACTTACATCGGTGTGAACGAGCAAGAAGGTCTGAATATTCAGATTCAGGGATTCACAGGGAAAGGTGCCAACCGCACTCCGTGGATGCAACGTTTCACTTTCGTCCAACCTCGTTCAACTGGCGGCTTTATCAACCTTATTGGTGAAAACCGTTCTGGTGCAGAAATCTTTACATCAATGAGTTCTAATAATGAACCAAAGAAAAGTTTTCAGTTGCTTTATAACGCACAATTCGTTTATCATTGCACCTTCTCTGGTGATCAGCAACTAGTTAACTACCGTTAATAGGATAATTAAAATGAAAGTTGAATTAATTCGATACACCCAAGATGCACTTGACCTTTTGCTGGAAACAAAGAACACGCGCATGACTGGCAAGCCCGTCTCTGAGATGACAGAATCAGAGAAGCAAGAGCACTGGCGCTACATGCTTGACACCATCAAGTCACCTTTCGACTTTGTTGACTATATCTTTGACATCACTGATGTATCAAAGAATATGACTCATCAGATGGTGCGCACACGAACAGGTGCATATCAAGAACGCACAAGCCGCGCTCAAGAGTCATCAGCGTTTGATGCGATTCGTCCTGCCAAATTTACTTACCCAGAGGATGATCCAAAGGGATGGACTCGTCATGACGAGAAGGCTGCTGAACTGGCAGAGAAATGGGATGATGCAATGGCAACCATTGACGCCCTATACCAAGAACTTCGCGCGGCTGGCGCAGAGATTCAAGATGCACGTGCCGTGTTGCCTTCTAATATGCAAACGCATATCATGGCAAAGTTCAACTTGCGCACTCTACAACAAATGGCCTCTAACCGCTTGTGCACGCGTACTCAAGGCGAGTATCAAGAAGTATTCCGTGCAATGGTTGCGGAAGTCCTTAAGGTGCACCCGTGGGCCAATCCTTTACTACAGCCGCAGTGCATCGGTATGGGTAAGTGCGCATTTCCTCGTCACGGTAAGGCCCATTGCCCATGGTATCGTGATTGGATGGATACCACTGCACAGCAAGAAGAGTTGCGCATCCAGTTTTGGGATGCGATGCCAATCACCAATAATCCAGTTGCCAAAGATGGAGTATCAAAAGGATGAGTATCAAAAATAACCAAATCTTAAACGTATTCGACCTTGACGGAACTCTGTTTGATGACCGTTGGCGCTTAGACCGTATCAGGGTGGCAGGCCCGTTGTCCGACTATGATGATTACCACAGCGGCATTGGTTATGATCAGTTCTATCCTAACATTGCGTCAGCAGTAGAGACGGCATCACTTCGCGGTGAGGCGGTTGAATATTGGACTGCAAGACCAGAAAAATACAGACAAGTCACTTTTGAACGTCTGGACAACGTTTTCCCTTTTGATGAATTCACAATCAAGATGAGAGAACATGGCGACAAGCGTCCATCAACTGTTATGAAATCTGCATGGTTATCGTATGTATTGCGACACGGCGATTATCGAATAATCAACGTATTTGAAGATAGACAAGACGTACTCGCGCGGATGCAAGAAGAAGCTTTGCATTATAATTCCATGGCGCAAAATAAAATCGCCTTTACATTTAATCTTTGCAAGGCAGGTGAAGTGGTGCAACAATTAGCAGTTGATCCAAGTGCAACAGGGAAAGAAGAGACTAAACTTGTTGAAGTTGAACAACAAGCCCCAGCAACCGCTGCTGATATTCTTGATGCGATGGCCGCGACCTTCCGTGAGCGCAATGCCGTTTATGGCGATAACGCTGTGATGGTAGGTCAGGTTATGCAGGTGTTGTTCCCTAATGGCGTAACGTTGAAGACACCGGAAGACTACCACATGTGGCACCTGTTCGAGCTTAAGATTGTCAAGCTTACACGCTTCGCAATCAGCGGCCTGAAGCATGAAGACTCGATACACGATGATGGTGTTTATAGCGCCATGTGTGAACGTCTTGTCAACACCCATAATATTAATTTCAATAAATAGTTTACTTGTGCGTTTCGATGAGTTATATTTACCTCATCGAAACGAAGTCCAAAAAAGGATAAATAAATGAAAAAAGTAATTGTTGTAACAGGTTCCAATTCCGGTCTTGGTAAATCTATTTTTGACACCCTTGGCGCTTACGGTCATAACGTGCTTGGCATCGATTCAGCATACGGATATGACGTCCGCGATGCTAAACAGATGAAAGAAATTTTAAGCCCATATGATGTTGAAGGCTTGATCAACTGTGCTGGTGTCAACTCTAACAATTGGTTTGAAGATGTAAACTATGAAGAGTTTAACCGCGTTATGCACACCAACGCATTCTCTTTCGTTAACACGACTCAGGCTGCGCTGAAAAGTCTTATCGACAACAAAGGCTTTGTGATCAACATCGTTTCCAACGCTGCGCATATTCCTATGACGTCCAGCTTATGTTATAATGCATCCAAGGCTGCTGCGCTTATGATCAGCAAGCAGATGGCTCACGAACTTACGCCTAAGTACGGCATCACGGTATTCTCTATTAGTCCTAACAAGTTGCGCGGCACTGGCATGTCTAAACAGATTGAAGATGCCGTTTGCGCGACTCGCGGCTGGACTCCTGAATACGCCGCTGAATACCAGAAAAAGGCATTGATGAATGGATTGGAGACTGAGCCGCAAGTAATTGCTGACTTCATTCGCCATATCTTAATTACGGGCGCATGGCGCTTTATGTCTGGCACTGATATTCCATTTGGTAAATAAATCACGAACATTTGAAGTTGTCACACCCGCTCCTGAAAAGAAACAGGACGAAGACAACACAGTAATTAATCAATAATATTTAATTAAGGAAACAAAATGCCACATTTTAAAATTGAACAAATCGCCCTGTCAATTCCAGGTGCTCAGCGCGCACAGAATTTCCTGGCTAAAATCGGCCTGACAGAATGGTTCCATGATCACGTTGTTGCTACTGGTCGCGTATTTGAAGCTGATGTCTTTAAGGGTCAGCGCGGCGATTGCACCAACGAAGCTGACTTGCGCTTCAACTATCAGGCTGGCAACGGCACCGATGGCGGCGCTGGTAAGCCTCTTGAGCTTGAAATTCTTGACTATACAAAAGGTTGCAACTGGATTCACGAAAACATCGAATACATCGATGCGCACGACAATCAGGTTAGCCATCTTGGTATGCACGTGACTGCCGCTGAACTTGCTGAATGGCGCAAGTTCTTTAAAGAAGAAGGCATTCAGGTTGCGCAGGAAGTTGTGACCGACTCTCACACCAACCCAAACATTGCTGGTCAACGTCGTTACAACTATGTGATCTTTGATACGCGTGAAATCATCGGCGTTGATTTGAAGTTTATCGTGCGCTTGAATCAAGACGGTACTCCGTACACTGTATAACGAATCGTGAATCTGTGGCCGTCCTAATGGGCGGCCTTTTTGTAGGAGGCTAATGTGTTATTTCTCCCTTATGACTTCGAAACAACCGGATTGACCGTGCACCCGAAAGCGCCGCTTGGGATGCAGCCGCGCCCTATTGAATTTGCAGGCTTGCTGACAGACGGCAAAGAGATTCTTGAAACGTTTGAATTCATAATTAATCCTGAAATCGTGATTGAAGAAATTATCACAAAGATTACCGGATTAACAAATGAAGATCTTGAGTGCAATCCACCGTTCATCAATTTCGTCCCGCAGCTAAAAGAAATCTTCAAGAAGACTGATGCAACTATCGCGCACAACCATGCGTTCGATAAAAACATTCTTGATTATGCACTACAGCGCGAAGGACTTACGCTTGATGATGTTAATTTTCCAGAAATAAACATATGTACAGTTGAGCAAACCTTGCCTATTTTTGGCCGAAGAGTTAAGCTTCAAGAGCTGTATGAATTATATTTCGGAAAATATGAACAGAAGCACCGTGCATTAGACGACGTAATATTACTGCACAAAGTCTGCCAACAAATTGGCGTATATGACATCTGGAGTAAATAATGTTTCCACAATTGAGAGTTCGCAGCGGTTACACGTTCAAAGAAGTTTATGGACGGCATCCTGAAATTATAGCACGGCTCAAAGAGTTGGGCTGCGAAGTCGCGGCATTAGTTGATAACAATACATGGGGTCACGTTCGCTGGGAAAAGGAATGCCAGAAAAATGATATTAAGCCTATGTTTGGGATGGAGATTCCAATCATCGACCCTGATGCGGACCCGAAAAAGGGATTCAAACCGAAGGCTTGGATATTGGCCCTTGACTTAAAATCTTTTTACAACGCTACAACACTTGCAACGCAGCGCGGTGGACTTACCCGTGCAGAGTTCGGGGCGCTCGATGGCGTCGTTAAATTCTGTGGCGGTGCCGTGGAGCTGCTGCGGCCAGAGGACTACGACTATATAGACGTCAACCCATCATCGTTCCTTTTGGCAAAGCGCCAGGCATTGGCTCATCGTAGCGGTGGAAGGCCGCTGGTTTTAACCGGATACAATCACATGCCTTCTCCTGAGCACGTTGACTTCGCTTATGCTTGGGAAGTTCGCGACACTGTGAAGCCGCATTGCATCGTTGACGTGGAAGACTTGCGCAAACAGCTTAAAGGCATCTTGACTGAAGATGAGCTCAATCAGGCAACGGCCAATGCTGTTGACATAGCAAACGGCATAGTCGGACTTGACTTGAAATTGCGTAAGGCACCGATTATTCACCTTGCTGGTGACATGGTAAAGCTTGCTCGCGAGGGGATGGAGTACCGTCTAAAAGCAGGTCACATCAAAGAATGGACTCAGGAATATGAGGACCGCTTCAACGAAGAAATTCACCAGATTCAGCTGAAAGATTTCGACTCATACTTTCTGGTAGTAGCCGACCTTGTACGATTCGCAAAAACAAAAATGCTTGTCGGTCCTGCACGCGGCTCATCGGCTGGTTCACTTGTTTGCTATTGCCTCGGCATCACGGAAGTGGACCCAATACCGTATAAGCTGCTGTTTGCCCGATTCATCGACGTAAGCCGCGCCGACCTTCCTGACATCGACATCGACTTTGAAGATACCAAACGCTATATGGTGTTTGATTATCTTAAAGAGAAATACGGCGAAATGAACGTTGCAAAGCTTGGCAACATCAACACGCTTAAGGCCAACTCAGTAATGGCGCAGGTTGGTAAGAAGTTCAACATTGGATACCACGAAACGGCCAACATTAAAAACGCACTGCTTGAATACTCATCCGGTGACGCCCGTTATGGTCACGGCCTGGAGGATACCTTTGCAACAACGACCACGGGTCAAGAGTTCGTGGCGAAATATCCTGACGCCGCGCGTTGCATGGGTGACCTTGAGATTCACCCGTCTCACACAGGTGTTCACGCAGCGGGAATCATTGTGTGTAATGACCCAATCTCTGATTACTGTACTGTAACTGCAGAAGGGATTGCGCAAATTGATAAGCCTGACAGCGAATACCTTAACCTTTTGAAGCTTGATGCGTTGGGCCTTCGTACCCTCGGCATCATTTCTGATACTGGCGTGATAGATGCTGAAACGCTGTACGGAATCAAGCTTGATGATCAAAGCGTCCTTGACATCCTTAACGAAAACAAAATGTCAGGCATCTTCCAGTTTGAAGGTGACGCTGTACGCTCAGTAACCAACTTTGTGCACGTTGATAACTTTAACAAAATCGATAACCTGACAGCACTTGGTCGACCTGGCCCGTTGTCATCCGGTATGGCCCAGAAATACATCGAACGCGCGGCAGGGCGTGCACCGATTGAGTATGATGTGCCGCAGCTTGAGCCGTACTTAAAAGAGACTTACGGCGTGTTTCTTTACCAAGAGCAAATCATGGCCGTGGTTAAAGAGATTGGTTCATTTGACTGGGCGAAAACATCCGCTGTACGTAAGGCGATGTCAGGCCGTAAGGGTGAGGAATACTTTAACAAGCTTGGCGAAGACTTCGTTGCAGGCGCAATAAATAATGGCGTACCGGAAGCGGATGCAAGAAAGCTTTGGCAGGCGATGGCGACGTTCGGGTCATGGGGCTTTAACAAGTCACACTCCGTGTCATACGCGGTCGTGACCTACTGGACCTTGTGGCTTAAACGACACTACCCGTTGGAATTTGCCGCTGCTTGCTTACGCGCTGCTAAGGACGAAGACCAGACGATTGCGATATTACGTGAACTTGCGAAGGAAGGCGTGGATTATGTGCCAATCGACCCTGATCACTCTTCAATGAACTGGACCATCGCTAACGGAAAGCTAATCGGCGGCATCATGAACGCTAAAGGGTACGGAATGGTGAAGGCGATGAAGTACATCGAAGCACGTGAAGCCGGAACCTTAACGCAAAAGCAGAAGGATGCATTGGCCAATGCTGAAGTCAAATACGGCGACCTTACAGAGATGCACACCAAGTTCGGCTGGGCATATAATGACCCATATCTTATTGGCGTCACTTCCGGCGCTTCAATACGCCAGATGAAGGAAGTAGGCGATGATGAGCGTGCAATAGTAATCGGCAAACTGACCAAGAAAGTGCTGGCAGACGAGAACGAAGCAACACGCATCCGTAAACGTCTTGAGCGCGGCATTTACACAAAGCACGGCAAACTTAAAAAGGGTCTTCAAGCTGATGGTCGCTACGCAGAGTTTGACCAGTATGGAAACAAGCTTGAGACTCAGTTCATCGACCTTATGTGCAAGGATGACTCAACCGACTCGCCAATGCGCTTCAGGATTCGCCCAGAGAAGTTCCAGAAATACGGGAAGTACATCGCAGAGAACGTCGGGAACGGTGCATTCTTCCTGATGAAAGGCCGCAAGCTTGAAGGCATTGATATGTTCATCGTCGACGTTATCAAACAGGTGTATCCAGATGGCAACAAACAACCGTGAACAAAAATACATTTTTGTGCCTCTGAAGAAGCATTCAGAATCAGTATTGAAGCTTCAAAGAATCGAATCCATGACGGGTGATGGTGTGCCGGACGTAATCGGCACCAACCGGAAAGGTCGCGGCTTTTGGCTTGAAATGAAGTTCTTTGAATCGTGGCCTGCAAGGGCCACCACTGCACCTTTCAGAAATGCATTTGAGAAAGGCCAGTGCAGCTTTCTTTCTTCGTGGAATGATTGGAAATACCCATCATTTGTTTTGCTTAAAGTCGATTCTGAGAAGATGTTTTATTTAGTCCACCCTTCGATTGAATTAAAGCGTTATAATATTGCAGACGTTCAACGTGAGATAATCGTGAAGGGAACTATTCACCACATCATCAAGTATTTAGAGGAATTGTCATGAAAACACAAGGGATGCGCCACCAGCTTCTGGCGCTTGATAAAGCAGGCCGCAGAAAATACTTTGCCTATTTCATGGAACAGGGTCTTGGTAAAACTTGGACCGCTTTGGCAGAGTTTGAAAAGCACTTCACCGCTGGCGCGTTCGACGCCATGGTCGTTATCGCTCCAAACGGGGTCCACTCAAACTGGATTCGTCGTGAAGCACCAGAGCACCTTTCCATCAAGTGGATTGGGCACTACTGGCGCGGCAACGATAAGATGAAAACTAAAAAGGGCAAGGCGCTTTGGGAGAAGATGTTTGCTGATCACTACCCTGAAGGTGAAGTGCCTGCGCGCATCTTCTCATTCAACATCGATACCGTCAACACACCAGTAGGTTATCAACACATCGAGTCGGTCTTGAAGAAGTACCGCTGCCTGATGATCATCGACGAATCAACGCGCATCAAGAATAACACAGCCAAACGCTCCATCAAGGTTGTGGAATTGGGACGGCTGGCCAAGGCCCGTCGAATCCTTTCTGGCACGCCGTTGCCGCGCTCCCCTGCGGATATTTACATGCAATACCACTTCCTTGAAGCAGGATTGCTCGGCACCAAATCGTTCCGTGCATTCAACTCTGAATTCACAGTGCTACTTGAAGCGCACGACCCAGAGATGCAGGCCATTCTCAAGAAAATCGGCGGCAACGGTTATGGCATTCCGCAAGTGCCGCGCAAAGACCAGTTTGGTCGACCGATGTACAAAAACCTTGACAAGCTTATCCGGCTGATGGAGCCGCACTATTTCCGCGCGACAAAAGCGGAATACTTGCCGGACCTTCCAGAGAAGGTGTACAAGTTTATCGACTTCGAGTTGTCGCCTAAGCAGCGCGATGTCTACGATGAACTCAAGAATGAGTACAACTATCTGATGGAGTACAAAGGCGAAGAAGAAAACGTTAAGTTTGAGATGATCGCATCTCGCACTAAGATGAAGCAGGTGACATCAGGCTTTGTTAAGGTGTATGATGAGATGGTCTACATGGAAGACAACCCACGATTCACGGCCTTTAAGGATTATGTGGAAGGGGTGCTGGAAGACGACCCAGGGCGCAAATTCATTGTTTGGGCCATCTTCAAGGAAGAGATGAACCAGATTAAGGATTGGCTTGAGTCTGAAGGCGTGGTCACTGGTGTATACAACGGTGAAACGTCAAAAGAGCAGCGAGAGTTCTTGATTGATGACTTCCAGAAAAACACAGTCGAGAACGGTGGAACACAAGTCTTGGTTTGCCACGCTGCAGCGGCAGGCATCGGAATCACGCTTACAGCCGCCGACTTGGCAATCTATTATTCTTGCAACTATGACAACGAGTTGCGCAAGCAATCCGAAGACCGAAATCACCGCATCGGCACCAAATCAAGCGTGTTGTATGTTGATTTTATTGGCGTTGATACCATCGACGAAGAAATTCAGCGTTCACTGAGCATGAAATCTATGCTTGCTGATCACATCCTCGACGGCAAAAAGATGAATTAATATCAAAAATAATTTGACTTGTCATGGAAGATGAGTCATAATTACTTCATCGAAACGAAACAGAGGAACACAAAATGGTACGCATCCTTGAACGTTACAAAAATGAAGCTACTGGCGCAATCGCTTTCAAACGTCTTTTGGTCAAAGAAATTGACGGGATGTTCCGCGTTGTTAAAGAGTTTGATTATGGCAACGGTGCTGGGGTGAATACCGTTATTATGCCTGGCATCAAGGCATATAAAACCTTGAAAGGCGCTGAGAAGGCTTTGGCGGCTTGGAAACCTGAACGTTATCAAATGACCCGTGTTGAAGGGCTAATGCAAGAAGGTAAAATATGAGCAATATTAATTGGGAAGATGATTTGCCGCAGGTTGCTCCTGAGAGCATTCAAGAGCGCCTTGCGCGCTTAGTGTCTGAACTGGCAGAACGACAAGAAGCTTTGACAGAGCTTGAAGATGAAGCTGATATGCAAAAGCAGCGCATCAGTGAAATCAAAACTGTTCTGCTTCCTGGCGTTATGGATGAGCTTGGCGTGTCCGAAATCAAGCTTGAGGACAAGACCAAAATCAAGGTCGAGTCCAGGGTGAACGCTTCAATCAAGAAAGAAAACGAATTAAAAGTTTTCGATTGGCTTGTCAACAACGGTTACGGCGGCTTGATCAAGTCCAGCGTCACGGCTGAGTTCGGTCGCGAAGAAATCGAACAGGCGCAAGAGATTGTTGCTGCGCTGCGTGAAGATGGTGTTGAAGCCACGTTGAAACAAGGCGTTCATTCTGCTACACTGAAGTCGTTTGTAAAAGAACAGCTGGAAGCGGGCAATCCAGTTAGTGAAGATATTAGCGTTTTTGAATACAAAGAAGCTAAAATAACCTTGCCTAAAAGCAAAAAGTAATTTAACCTTTATCTTGAAATCAGGTTGCCACGAAACTTGATACTATAGGAAAATATCAAATGTCTAAGAAAGAAACCACCGAAGTTGCAGTGAAAAACACCCAGATGTCCGCTATGGCTGATTTTGTCGACATGACCGATTTTGGCGCTGGTTTTGAAGGTGCCGATGCCGATGCGTATGCCATTCCTTTTATCGTCGTACTGCAGAAGATGTCTCCTATGGTCGACGAAGATGATCCAAAACACGTTCCTGGCGCAAAAGCTGGCATGCTTTACAACACCGTTACTGGTGAGTTGTATGACGGCAAGAAAGGCGTGCAAATCATCCCTTGCGCATTCAAACGCACCTTCATTCTTTGGGGCGGTCGCGAGTCCGACGATAAAGGCTTTAAAGGTGAATTCACCAAAGAGCACGTTGATGCAGAAGTCGCGGCAGGCCGCGCTGTTGAGATCAACGGTAAGGTATTCGTGCCGGACGAAAACGGCAAGGTGCACGAGAAGAAATCTCCTTACTACGCAGATACACGCAACCACTTCGTAATTCTGTTGAACGAAGAAACTGGTGAATTTGGTAGCGCAATGCTGTCTCTGACTTCTTCCATGATCAAGCCGTCTCGCATGCTGATGACCGCTCTGCAGCAGAAGAAAGTTCAGACTCCGCAGGGTCTGAAAACGCCGCCGACCTTTATGAACATCGTTCGCATGGGTACTGCATCCCAGTCCAAAGACGGCAACACCTGGTCTGTTCTGAAGTTTGAGCTGGAAGGTCTGGTGCAGGACAAAGGCCTGTACGAAGTCGCCAAGGCATTCCACAACGACGTAGTTGGCGGTAACGTTAACATCGACCGCAGCAAGCAGGAAGAAGCAAGCGGTGCCGCTGGTCCTGTCAATGAAACTCCGACCGACGCAGAAGAGTTTTAATCGACAATCAAATCAACAAGGCTGCCGTTTGGCGGCCTTTTATTTATCTGGTGCATCATGATAGAAAGAATTGTACCGCTCCTGAAGATTCTGGCCCTTGTTGGCGCGTTTGCCGCTGGATCATACGTTGAAGACCTGCAGCAAACCAACGCATCACTGGCCAAGGATAATCAATATCTGACATCGCTTAATGAGCGTAAGGACAAGATAAATGCACTCGAAGAGCAAATTGCAACTTTACAGGTTGAATCGGCATCGGCATATGAGAAGGGTCGCCAGGAAGCGCAACTGGTTGCTGATGACACTATTGCTCGTTACAAGTCTGGGAATGTCAAGTTGCGCGAGCAACTCAGCTGCTCCCGTGAGTTACTCAGGAGTGTGCCCGACTCTGCGACCACTGGACGCCTCTCTATCCCAGAAGGAAACTGTGGACTATCAGAAGAGGATGTCAGATTTCTTGTTCAGTTCGCCGCAGAAACAAATCGATTAAAAGAGAAAGTTAATAGCTTGATTGATACTTATAATCAGGCTAAAATAAAAATCGATCAATTCAATGCATCAAAGGAAAAATAGATGAAACAGATTTATGCAAACATTCGCCAGTGGGCTTCTGACCGTAACATCATCCAAGGTTGCGACCTTAAGGACCAATACCCGAAGCTTATCAGCGAGTTTGGGGAGTTAACCGACCACGTTGATCAACTCCATGACCTTGTGTTCTTCGACCCTGAAATTGGATATACAGAGCAGGCCATCTGTGACTTGCAAGCTGCAATCAAGGACGACATTGGCGATTGTCTTGTTGTGTTGACCATCCTGGCGGCGCAAAACGGTACTGAAATCGAAAACATTAATGGCGGCGGTTGCGCTGATAAAGGCGCTCACCCTCATTCATTCATCCTTCGCCTGGCAAAGACCCTTGGACGGCTTGGTGATGCTATTGCTAAGAATCAGACCATGGATATTGACGTCACCATCATGGCCGCAGTCGATTACCTTTCCGGCGTAGCTCATGATTATGGCCTTCGCTTATCCGACTGTGCGCAAGCGGCCTACGAAGACATCAAGGACCGCAAAGGTGTCATGTACAACGGAACGTTCATCAAATCTACTGATCCCGCTTATGAGCACTCCTGCAAAATGGTAAAGAAGCTGGAACTTGAAGACCGTGTGATCAGAGAAGTTACAGGACAATAATTATGACAGCATTAAAACCAATGAAGGGTTGCCAACGTAAGCAGATTATCGAGCGCGGCGAGGACGTGCCGCTGCCTTGCGGACTGTCATTCAAGGTCGATGGCATACGTGCAATGGCGTATGACAACTTGCCAATGGGCACTTCCGGCATGCCGTTGCGCAACGTTCAAATCAAAAAAGAGTTCCTCTTTTTGGGTGAACTAATTCACGGACTTGATGGAGAGCTAATCGACGGCAATCCAAATGATAAGAACGTCATGCAACAGGCCTATACTGCATGCATGAATACTGATGCAATCACTAACTTTACATGGTGGGTGTTTGATGACTTCAGCGACCCTGATCTGCCTTTTGAAAAGCGTTATGCAAACTATCGAGCTAGAGTTGCTGAAGTTAATCAACATCTCATCAACCATGGTCGACGCCCATTCCTTCGCGCTCTCGAATATCGAAACATCGAAAATATGGAACAGTACGCGGCGATGCAAATCGAAGCAGACCAGCTTGGATATGAAGGCTTGTATGGCAAGTCTTGGACGGGCAAATATAAGCATGGGCGCGCGACGCCGAAGTCACGTGATGTGTGGAAGGACAAGCCGTGGACCGATGAAGAAGGGTTGATCATAGACTTCGTTGAGATGATGGAGAATAACAACGAAGCATTCATTGACGAATTGGGTCGCACCAAGCGTTCAAAAGAGGCTGAAGGTTTAGTTGCGAAAGGATACCTTGGCTCATTCGTAGTCGTCAATCCAAAATATGTGGATGAGAAAGGTGAAATGATTCCTTTCCGCGTCTCCGCTGGTTCAATGCCTATGGCAGAGCGTAAAATGCTTTGGGAGAATCGCGAGAACTATCGCGATAAATACCTAACGTATAAATTCTTTAACTTTGGCATCGTCGACGTGCCGCGCTCTGCTTTGTATAAATGCTTCCGTGATATTACCGATATGGAGTATTTTTAAGACACTAGATAAATAATTGGTGCGGATAATCTATCGCGTCGTTTTATAGAATTTAATATACAGTGTATACATAAAGCCGGAAATCTCCGGCTTTTCTTTTATTTACCTTTCGCCTTATTTACTTTCAAAACCTTCGGCCTATACTATTAATATTCGTAATCAAAAGGTGAATTATAATGAAATCGAAAACTTTAAAGATTGTTTTGATCACCATCATGGCTATGCTGACAGTCTTGTTCTTCACCAAAAGTGCAGCGGCTGAAAGTATGTTTACGCCGCCAAATAGTAATGCCAAAGTGTTAACGAGATATTTTAACAACGGCCAATCGTTCGAATTTTGCTGGAACAAATATGATGTGATAAAGAAAAGGTTTGATAAGGAAAAGATGTGCGTAATGAATGATCGCGGTCGCCAAGTCGTTTCGTTTGTGTTCGGAATGTCAATTGCAAAAGTTGATGCCGCTGAAATCGTTGTCAGGTATAATACATTGGACAGCGGCCTTGTCGACAAGACATACCCTGTTGCAGTAGACAGCAGGACAGGCGGCGCACTCATACTCACTCCAGAAGATAAATCAGATGTCGTTAACATGCTCATCAACAGCAAAGACGTAATCGTGTTTTATCATGTTGAAGGCGTATCAGACTACCAAATGGCCTACTATCCACTGCCCTTAAGAGATGCTTCAGGTAATGTTAAGACACAGGATGTGCGTTGACATGGGTGGTAGTTATGCAGAAAGATTTGGAAGAAAACAAAAGGCTGAAAAAGGCTTTGACGTCTCAAATCTTGTCCCTGTTGGTAAAGCTTATTGGGGAGTCAATTAGCAACAAGGTGGCACGGGCCGCGATTGTTGGCGTGATTGGCATGGCGGGGTATTACTTCGACTTGCCAGACATTGATACAAGTTCCGCGCCGCCTGTCCAGGTTGAAGCCGTAAAATAAACAAAGGCCCATATGGGCCTTTTTCTTACATGACTGCTAGTACATCCTTGTAACGCTTCCGTCGCAAATCCCCATGGTTAGCCGTATTCGGCGCGGCCCCGTTAATCCGCTTCACGGTCGAATCAAATGCACCCGCATCGGCAAGTGGAATGCAACCGCTGTTCTTGAAGAACCACGCCGCGCTGTCAGCGATGTATTTCGGCTCAGTCAAAATGTCAGGGTTATTCAATGCGTCATACCCTGATTGCTTTGAATACTCTGCATAGTTAGCCTTTCCAGTCAGCTGAATGGCACCACGGCCACGGTACTTCCAACCGTCGCCAGATGCTACCGAACCATTTCCCATTCGGTTTGCATATGTATTATTGGCGATTTCCATTGGTTTACGGGCAATCGACAATGCCAAGGAGTTTGGTGCGCCACCGAAACGACCGCTGGCGCTGTAACGGCTAGGCCACGTATTAGCAAGACCTTGAGCGGAATAATTCAGGTTTTCCACAAAGGTCTTCAGGCTGCCTGTTTCCACTCCTACGTTTGCAAGCAGCGCCGCGATGGCATTCTTGCTTTTGATTCCGTAGTGCTCACAAGCCTGCTTGAAGGGGTCGACCCATTTTTCAGCAACATCCATGCTGCATCCGGTCCCTTTAGATATTACGTTTGCATTAATCATAAATCACCTTATGCGCTTCTGTACCAGCCGTTCAAGACGACATATCGCGGCAGAGTTGAAACAGCCGTTGGGACGGACTGCCCTGCATCGCCAGTGTTACCGACCACATCGTGAGTGTGAGCGGGGAGGGTATATCCATGGCTGTGATTGCCAGCGTAATTTATATTCAACCCATGAGTGTGTGACCCAGAAGATTGAATATTGTGAACGTGGTTGCCGTTAGTTGAGGTGTTGTATTTATAGTTGTCATAATCAGATCTTGCACTTCCAAGGTTATTGTGCGTGCCATCATATACCCCGTATCTAGCCTGGTCTGCATAAGCCTCACCCCAGCCACTGTCGTGATAATGATTACCAGCGGCATCCATTCCGTGCACGTGAGCACCGTTCTGACTAGTATCGCCTGTGTGGTTATGGTTGCCTGCGTCTCCAGTGGTATTGGACCATGGACCACTTTGTCGCGTAGTGATGTCCACGCTGTGATTGTGGAGAGGAAGCATGGCGGCGGTAAGAGTAACAGAGTCTGCACCTCCAGTGTCAAGACCGTTTCTTGCCGTGCCAGACGTCCTGATGACCATGTTATCAGGCAACCTGGTCCATACCTGACCGTAAGCGCCCAGTTTAGTATTTGGGTTGGTGCCATTAGTCAAGAATCGAGTCTCACCGACTTCGAACACATCACCCATAGTGATCAACTTCGCGGCCAAAGCATCGAGTTGGCGCTTTGTAACAAACTGTTGCGGCTCACTAGCATCGACACCGATTTGCGCCGCGCCGAATGCTTGAAGAAGACGCCAAACGGTGCCGTCATAAATAATAGTAAAAGGAAGAAGCCCGACGATGGACCCTGCTGGCAGCTCGCCGCCGTCGAATCCAAGGACTGCAACTTTGTTTGCACCAATGGTCACGGTGACAGGTCCGGTGGTCGTGACATCATTAATGATGGTCAGGCGACTACCTGCTGACGGAGGCCATGAATAACCTGCTGGAACGGTAAGGATTATATCTTGTGCGCCTTTACCTGATGCAAGATTCGGCGTTCCAATTTGCACGTCTTGAACAGTAGCATTTTGAATCCAGGCACTCCAGGCACCAGAAGTATAAGAGCGGGTGAAAACATATCCGTTCATTGACGTGTATTGTTGCAGGGCGAAAGTCTGCGCATTAACCTGCCAAGCGCAAACCTGGAGACGACCTGCAACCTTCGTCGCACCAACCGCGTTCGGGATGTTAGAGCAGAGAGCGGCGACTGCGTCAGATTGAATAACAATAGTTGTGGAAGTCGTGATATTATCAAAGTCCACAAAGTTTGAAATCAGTCCGCGAACAAAATACGGGTTTTGCGCATCGCCGCCAGCAGGCATAGGAATATATTTTCGCGCTTCGCTAGGCAGCGTCAATTCCTGCCAAGATTCCGTTTCGCCGTTAGCTGGGACTGCGCTGGTGTTGCCGTCTACCACACTCTGGAAAATGCGCCATTCAGGCGCTGAAGGGGTGCCGGAGTTGCTGACAACGATGGCATTTTTCGGGTATCCATCTGGCTTCAAGTCAGACGAGAAATACTGTTGAGCGCCGTGGTCCTGGATGAACATAAGGTTGTCGGTGATCAGATTCAGCAACCAGTTCATCGACTCACGTTCAACTGCTTTCGCGGCGACGTTTCCGGCTTCCAGCGCAAGTGCATAGTCAGGGGTGTAGCCGCGCTGGAAGTTCACATAACCGCTTGGACTTGCATCCGGCACCACGGATACATCACCGCTTTGCGCGAAAGGTCTGTTAATAAGTGTTGGCATTGCCGTTCCTCTACACGATGTATTTAATTTTTGACAAAAGGGTTGTTGCCCAATCACCAGTTAAGTCAGTTATGTTCATGCTTGAAACATAACCACCAGCAGCACTTCTCGGAAAGTTTACTGTTGCTACAACATCACCATTAGAAGCAATCAGTTGAACTCCAGTGGCAAGTGATCCTGGGTTTTTGATGTATATAGAAGTCGCAGTTTTCTTTGCGAAATCTTCGCTTGTTGAAATTGCAAGCGCATTCATCGTACTACCAGACACAAGCATCAAGCTTAAAATATCAAGTTCAAGAGTCGTACCAACTTCGGTCGGCAAGTCTTTCCCTGATATCAAACCGATGCTGATGCCGCCTGTTGATCCATCCCAGGTAGCGCCTTCAACAATCTCAGCGGCAAGGTCAATTTCGATACGTTGCAAATCACCTGCGCCTATGTTGTAGAATTTAGGGATATAGCCACCCATCCCATCCGGTACAGTTACAAAAAGTTTTTGACCGTTAACCGTGTTGTTTTTGACTATTGCGATAAATGACAAAGGGCCAGTCAGGGTGCCAGTGTATTTAGTAGCAAGTACAGCGCGTGCATAACCGGACGCTGGCACAGTCCCTATTGTAGCGGAAAGCTTGAATGATGGGAACTGGTTGGGCACACCGCTGATTGGCGTAGCTGTGACAGTGTTTGCGCCATCCTCAATGATATTGCCAAAAGATGTACCGTCGTTTGGCTGTGTGTAGCGCCAATAGTTAGTGATTGCCGCGCGTGGTATTTCACGACCAAAGTCATCTCTTGATGCTTTTGAGATTGAATAGTCGTTGACAAGTGCGCCGTCGACGACCTGGTTTACACCTTTCAAAGATTCAAGCTGGCGTATCACACCGTTGAAGTTGTTCAGCGGCCACTCGTTGATGCCGCCAACTCTAATGATACCGTCAGTGTTAATCCACGCAACACCTTCCGTTTCAAATCCTACGCGCGTGTCTGTTATGTCGTTGACAGTCAAATCGATATCAGATAAGTCTGCGACTTCTTGGTAAAGCTGCCAGCGTATTCCGGCATTTGCTGGCAAGAATCCTTCATTCCTGTCGCCAACTAGCGTCTTAAAGTTGTCAGACAGGTTGTTGGCGAAATAAGGTCCGATGACGTATTCCATGTAATAGTCGGCGGTCGGCGGCGGCGGTACTCCATCCAGCCTGCTAACGTTCCATGAGCGTCTGATTCCATCAGTCTCTGCAATCAGCGTGGCGTTCCCTGGGTACGGGTAGCCACCGATTGAGCCAGAGTATGCAAGTGATGAGCCAGGTTGCATGAATGACTCGCCAACTACACCGTTTCTTGTCGTCAGCGGTCCGTTTGCACAGGAGATGTTATTGAGCGTTCCCGCCGTTACAGACAGGATTGCTGTTCCGTCAGAAGGAGGGTTTTGCGTTCCATAAAAATAAGGCTCAGGTCCATTTGGATTCTGAACAGGGTCGCAGACGCAAATCGAGTATCCAAACAAAAGAGCATCAGACCCTTCAGGCAATTCACGAGTTTGAGTTGATCCAGCGGCAGTCGCCTTCAACTCTATTGAAAAGCTGGTACTTACTCCAGAAGCAGCGGTTGCCGTCTGCTCTACAATCCAGATTCGATACCAATCGCCGCCAATTGCTTTTATGCCACCACGGTTTGATTCCCTTCTTACTCCATCGAATTTACCTTTGATGAAATAGCTCAATGACGGGTCCAAGTTGAACTGGCCAGTGACGGGGTCAAACAGCTTTCCATTACTCGATGCATCACTATTCTCTGTAACAGAAACAGAAGCGACGTTTTCAGAAAGCACCTTTATGTAGAAGCTATAGCAAACGTTAACGCCAGCCTGCGAAGGAAGGGCAATTGACTGTGCGCTTGGATTATTGGCCAAAGAATACACAGGCTCACCGCTTGAAGCCGTCTTGACGACCCTTACTGCGTTGGCAAAATTCTCTATTGCCTCACCTGGGTAATCGCCACACAACTGCCCATAGTAATCAGGGCCGCCATACTGTCTTGTGTCGCCGCCGACAAGACCTGTGCCGGAACCATTCCCCCATGAGTACCAATCTGGATGCGCCATCCGTGACACGGTGCCTGACACTCCGCTGATAGTCAGTCCGGCGTTGTTGCCATGGCTTAAAAGTATCTGCTTATAATCGTGCTGAATCTCAGTTGACCCCTGCCAGTCGTATAGAAGGAATGATCCATTTGTTGATTCAGATGAAGATACTGCGCCTTGAGTGTTGTCGGTCCACGTATGCGTAGCGTGATGAAGAGTAATCCCAAGCCTCTCCACGGTTGAAAATCCACTTAAGCATGCGGTTGATACTTTCGATGCGGCCATCACTTGTGAGCGTCAGATAACGAAGCTTAAGAAGTATGCGTGCTTCTTCGATATTCTTTACAACCTTCCCGCCAGCACCAAAGAAGTTGCCGCCGATGTTGTCCGCACCTTCAAAGTTGTCGCGTCGGTCCAAACGCCCAGTTGTGCTCATAATTGCTTAAGTCCACAAAGTCTCTTGGTATGCAAAGAATGTCGCACCAAATATAAATGCCCATTGCATCACAAGTGTCAATGTTAAAAATGTTATTGTACCAGTCAGTCCAAAACTGATCTTGGTATCTTTCATACCAGTCACTTTTCTTTTGCACCAAAGATGTGATGTTTGGCGCATTGTTCTGCATCCACTTAAGGTTTTGCAACAGGTTTGTGTCAAACTTTTGCATAGTTCCTCACACAAATTTAACGTTGATGAAGCCGCGCATAGTATTAGCCTTATCCCAAGGATTGGCAATCCACTCGCTGCCGTAATCGGATGGATAATTTGGCGCTGCCTGTCCGCTTTTTACTGCTGCAATTTTGCAATCTTTAATGTACAGACCTGGATACTCGCAAGACACTGCTGAAGCAATCTCAAAAGAAGATTGAGATTGGCCCACTGCATATCCTTGCTCGCCGTTAAAATTTCCATTACCGTAATTCAACACAGCGGCAATAATAGATTCGGCATCGGCGGTTGCGGTGCCTCTTACAACAGTAATGTCGACATACAAGTCATATATGACAGCAGTGTTGAACTTTACGAAATAAGACAGTTGCGATTCTTCGTCGACAACTTCTATTCCATCAGGCGAGTTGACTGGATCACCCTGGTTGGTAGCACCAAAGTCCCACGGCTGGCCACCCATCTTTGCCTTGAAAATAGTCTCAGCAAAAACTTGCTTATCGAACGTTCCGCTTGCGCACACCCAGACACCGTTAGGCGTTGAAAAGGTGATGCCGCGCACCGTTCCAGGCAATCCCGTGTCGTTCTCCACGACCATCACCGATTCCACGCCGTCGACCGACATGGCGCGAGCGCGAATAGCACCAAGCGATGCAATTCCCTGCTGGTAAAGGCGCTTAACGCGAGCGGCCTTTAACGCTCCGTCGCCCATGTATTGCGTACCTGGTACGGTCGTCGTTGCTGATGTTGAATACGTTCTTGACCATCCGATGACGTCATATCCTTGCACCACGGTAAACTCTTCATCAGGCGCAACAGTAAATGAGCCATACTCTTTTGATGCAAGAGTCATATTGCCTGTCTTGCCAGTCGAAGTGATTTGAACGTCTTCAAGAACATACCAGTATGTACCGTTTGAATCCGTCAGCAAACTTCCAGCAGGAATTTCCAACAGCGGCGTTCCTTCTGCGGTAATTCCTTTCAACATCGTGCTGATGTTTTTCGTTCGCTCAATACCAAGCAACGCCGCGATGGCATCAAGGTATACGCCATATGAATAATTAGGGTTGATGAGACTTCCCAGCTCGGCATTGTTCTTCATGACTGAAGTTCTTGCCAAAGTCTCTGTCGCGATTAGGGTGCCTTGCGGTGTCGAGGCATCAACGTCAAGCCCGACCCCTAATGACTCAATCCATTCACTTTGAACGTCAGCCAGCAAATCGGCTGTGTCGATGGTTATTACACCAGTGCTTACTATGTAAGAATATTGTGCACTCATTCTATCATATCCCCAGTTCTGTTTCCAGGTCCGTTACCTATGTGACCGTGAGTGGATACATTTGTGCCGCCGATTGTTGTGCCAGTCGGAAGCGTTGCCGTCGTTCCTTCTTTCCCTTCTATACCACCATTGAACGTTGCCTTTCCATTAACTATCAATTGTTGGTCGATAGTGGTTATTGGTGTTTTCACATTTACTCCAGCCGATGCAGTTATGTTTATCGAGTCATCACTTAATGCAATGCGGACAGCGCCGCTGAGTGACTGGATTACCATTGAGCCTGCATCCTCTCCGCTTATGGTGTATTTTCTAAATACATCCGGTATGAACAGTCCATCAGCGAAAGTTTTCGCGCGGCCATTGGTAGGCGCGGTCGGCTTCAATTCTTCAAGGAATGTCGACAACTCGCGGTCGCCAGCGAATATCCAGCCCAAATCACCCTCTTTCAGAGGAAAGTTGATTACGAAGCCGCCGCCGCCGATTGCCAATACAGGAATTGACACCAGTGGTTGACGCTCCACTGGTCTATCATCAAGACTTACGAAATGAATAACAGGCTTTATGACTGCTAAATTCTGTTTGCGGTCATAAGATATTACTTGTGCAGGAATCATGCCGTCAGTGGTATACTTGCCACGGTCCAGCATTCCCTGCAGCGCGGCAAACATACTTGATTTGTCAGTTTGGTTGGGGCTTGTAAGTTGGGTTAACTTTTCTGCCATCATAGACTCCTTATATCTGATCAACAAATTATAATCTATAAGGAGTCTATAAGCAATATTTTAGCGATTTGACTTTGATTCTTTAATGGCAGCTTCGTTTGAGTAGGCTTCATTAAGTGATTTTGCTATTAGTCCATCAAACATGGCGAATGCATCACGCAATGAATAATATTCTTCCAATTCTTTTAACGAAGCAAGACCATTGTTTATTAGGCTTGCAACCATCGGCTCAAGATAATTAGGCTCCACGGTCGGAACGTCAGCCAAGAATCTATTTGGAATCTTAGTGCCTTTCCAATCACTGAGGAATCCAAAATTGTGCTTCTTTACCGCTTCCATTAGAACTTTCAATACAAGGTTGGGCGGCAAGTGATTTGGCACACTTTTCACTTCTTCACTGATGGCCTTCTCAGAATTCAGCCTGACTTTAGTTCCGTCATATTTAATAACATGACATTCACTTAATAATTCAAGTGGAGTTAATATGCTTATCGCATCAACCATTTCAAACGCATCTATTGCGCTGAATTGATGTATTTCATAAGTAACTCCAAACAACTCAATTACTTTATTCTTTCTCATATTTAGGCCGATGGTGCAACGCCGCCCGTCACCGTAAATATGTCATCACGACTTGCTAAATCATATTCAAGTTGCATGATGACGAATGTGGTGTCGTTCAAGCTTGGGTTTAAGACTGATTTGAATTTCACACCTTGGGCAAGCTTCAAATCCGCGTTATACATGCAAGTGAAGTCAGCACCCCACTCGTTCCACATCGGTATTCCGACAAATTCCTCAATCACCGTTATCTGTTCTGGATTCAGAATTTTGTCTTTATCCTTGACGATGAGCGTATCATCATCGATATATGCCGCAATAGAGTTCCTTTGATAGTTCTGAATCTCAAGCAGCAAGGCGGCTGCAACATATGTTGTGCGGCCTGGGTTAACAAGACGCTGATTGTTAATCGAAGTATCGCATATAACAGTATCAATATCCATTTGCTTTGCCGACCACTCCACAAACTCTTTGAATGTTGGGTTTGACGGTGCAGCTTGAGTGATGAACTTAGTCCTGTTTATCTGGTTGGTGTAGCAAGTGATGCGTATGACGATGTTCGGCGGCGGCGCTGTTATCTCGACCGTTGTGACTTGCCCCTTGTAGACTAAGTTGCTGCTAACAACGTTGCCTTCTCTATATCCAGCTTCAATTGTTACGTTGACGTGATTCGCCGCCAATTGGCCTTGATCACGCAGACGTTTGTTGAATGCGGTGAAGTTGGAAAGCAGGTACTCTCTCAAGTACCCTGTCAATCCTGCGACTTCGATTGTGGCCTTATTTTGCACGGAAAGTGCTGCCTTTTTGATTCGGCATCTAAGCATCAATCCTTCATCAAGCACTTGGCTTGTGCCATCCGGCATAGATAAGGTGACTTTAAGGATTCTCTTTTTCAAATTATCACCACTTCAAAGGTGTAGCAGTAAGGTTGTTTATGTCGTTGATATCATCTTGTTCAAGCACCCGTTTCGTTTCGAACGCCGTGCTGCGTGGGTCTTGAGCGCCGTTGACGTTGATGACAACGTTTTTCTGACCCATAGTAATATCACGCCCACCAGGTCGACTATTCGCGGAAAGGTCGCCGCCATATTTCTGGAATGCTTCAAGTTGGAATGCAGCAAGACGAGCGTTTTTCATCGCTTCGGCTTGAATGTTCGGTCTTACACCTGGAGTTGAAGCCAGCTGCATATTTTTAATATAATCCCTTTGCGTTCCAAGCTTAAGGTAAGTTTGAGCAAAGTCAATATCACCTTTGTTTACTTGTCCCTGCATCAACTGCTCAACTGGTACGTTCAGGTATCCTGCAATGGCTTCTTGCAATTGCCTGTATTGCACCGTTTGGCGCGATTGGCCTTGTACTGGTGCATAGCTGCCCTTTGGTGCTTCCGCTCCGCTACCGCTAAGTACTGGAGCAACTGGTGCACCTTGCGGCGCTGCCGTGGCATACTCACCATTGGATTGTCGGTCGAGAGCGGCCATGACCTTTCCAGGATAAGCGCGTGTATTCTTGCCCCAGCCGCTGCGGTCGTAGCCGCCGTGATACATCGTCAGCGCAAGATTCCAATCGCCGTTGGCAGCGTTTAAATACTCTTTCAACAGTTGAGCACCGCCCATAATGTTTTGTCTAGGGTCGTTGCCGTCTGTGATACCAAGACCCTTGAAGTTGGAAGGCATGATTTGCATCAGTCCGGTCGCACCTGCTCCGCTTACGGCATTGGGGTTGAATCCAGATTCGACTTCTGTTACGGCCTTCATCATCGCAACAGGGATTCCATAACGCTTGGATGCTTCCTCATATATTGAGTCGTAAGCGGTCGGATTGCCTGATCCCAAGTTGTTGCCTACGGTCGCGCCAGTACTTAGTGCTGGTGTTCCAGGCATGGCAGATTGACCTGCGCTTCGTCCTATTTCACCAGCCCATGCAGCCCATGCTTGTCGCTCATCAATGACGCCAGCAAATGTTGAAACGGCGCTTGAAAACAGGTTTATATCGCGAGTGAAAAGTGCTTGCGCAGAACGTTGTTCAGCTGCGTTTTGCTCCTGGTTCCTCTGGCGTTTCACATCGCCTTCGGCCATCTGCGTGATCCATCTATCAACGGCACGCTCGTGACGCTCGTTAACAGCCGCCTGTTTATCAAACGGGTGTTTCAAGTCAGCAATGAAATTGTCGACAAATTCGCTCCATCCGTCAGACATTCTTTGGAACATCATCTGGAATCCTTCGACTGTATCGGCGGTTTTGCTGACAAGCGTCGAGAATGCAGGCATAACGTTTTCACCGATGACCAATTCAATACGTCGCCAATCTTCTTGAATTTGCCCCATACTATTTCGTATAGTCTCAAGAGCAGCTTGTTGGCGCTGCAGCTTTGCCGTTTCCTCATCGCTTATGCGTGTGCTTTCTTTCACAGACTGGTTGCGCTCGCGAAGGGCGCGGACTTCATCGGCGGTAAAACCTGCCAGAGCACCAATGGCACGAGCGGTTTGCTCATTAACACTTCTCAGCTTTGTTCCAATTTCATCAAGCAGCTGATTCGTGTCTTTGATGCCGCCGTTACTGTTGAAAGGACTTGTCCCCATCTTGTTCAACAACAAGTTGTCCTTGTTCATCACATCGGGGTTGGTGTATGCATTGAATGCCAGATTAGAAGCTTTGCTGATTAAATCTCGCGACCCCTGTGCGCCAAGGATGCCGCCTGAACTTTCATTCAACTGTCGTTGTAGTTGCTCGACACCCATTGGAGAGAGTCCGGCTTCAAAACCAAGCTTTCTTTGCGCTTCGTATTCTTTTCGAACATCAACGATGGATTTGACGACGACGGCCAATCCTGCGACAACAGGAACGAGCGCGGCAAAACGATATGTCAGTCGCGCAAGTATTCCGTCAATTGACCCTAGCTCACCAGTAAGCGGCTTTAGCTCGCCAAAAACATCTTTGAATGCTCCAGAGAAATCTTTGCCAGCGGATTTTGCCTTTTTGTTTGTCTGATCAACCTTATCTTGCAATTGCTCAAGACGATTGATGGACTCTTTCAAGTCCACCGTATATTGAAGCACAAATTTTTCTAATGAGTCAGACACAGTTTACCCCTTGTTTGGAGTCTCGCCGCTGAGGAATGGCGCGATTAATCGCATCGATTCGCCGATGAATGCTGCAGCCATTTCGCCGCCAGCTTGTTCCCAGTAGCCTTCACGCTCGGCGTGGGTGTCTGGGTTTATACCGTTCTCCATGAGAACTGCTTCAAATACTTCTTTAAGGTTTTCCCAGTCACCAAGATGGTTGTCAATTAGTGCACCAGTGCTTAATGGGATTTCTTGTCCCACGTCAAGCTCGACTTTTGCAAAGCTCAACACTTCCATCGTATACTCTGAACGAAAAGCAGGGTCTTTCGACATTGCAAATTCTACGAATCGACGCTGAATATTCCAGCCTTCCATCGCAGTCATTTTGCTGATTTTAATTTCTACTGTACGACCAGTTTGTTTGTTGGTGATCTTCATTTTATATTCCTACTGTTGATTTTATTTTATTATATAACGAACTCACAGTTGTAGTCAAACTGACTGGTTCTTTAATGGCAACACCATTTGATGATTCGTCTGCAGATTGTTTAGGGTCGAAGCTTCCTTGAATGCTAAATGACGTTTGCTCGAAAGTTATTACTATTGAGACTCCATTCAAGTTTTCTTCTGACTGGGTTATTTCAACGTCGGACATCGACATTTTACTGGCAATGATGCTTCGAGAAGTTATTGAAAATGTGACTTCGTCATCATCAAATGAATTTATGATATTTTCAATTGTAGACTGGTCATTGCAAATTACGTTTAACGCCATATGGGCTGGCATTACAACCTTTGCCGCCTGTAAATTGCTTACTGATGACGTGCTTGATACTTCGACAACCTGCATGGCTGTACCAGCAAGAGGGAATTGAGTTGTTTCTGCTGGGGATGTTATTTCTGCAGAAACAGGTGAAAGCCTTGTCCAGACAGGAAGACCTGTTGACTCATTCGTTATGGCCAAAGATTGACCAGAAAGCAGAATCGAAACGAAGTCCATCAGAACATCCCCTTGATACCATTCATCACCTTTGTAGCGACGCCAGTGACGCTGGCAGAAGTTTCTTTTATGTATGCAATGCCGCGCTCTATTACTGTTGAGTCGCCTGCCTGCGCTGTTTGAATAGACACATCCTGCTGTGTTAATATCTCATGGAAGACCAATTGTATGGGCTGAGACGTTATATTGTCAGCGTCCTGGCTGAAGTTGTTATTTTGCAGCACCATACGTTCGAATATTAGACCACGGGAATTAATTGTGTATATAGTCGACCTGTTTTGCAACATCTTAGCTATTGCATCTGATGCGCTTTTCGTCTGAGCTATCACGGTGACAGTGAGTATTCGCGGCATCTTTACTCTGCCATCGACAATATAGCTGCCGTCTTCCCTTTGGTTTTTGAATATCTTCGCTTGGAGTCTTATTTTGACGTTGACTATGGCCCATCCAAGCGTGGATACTTCTCCAAGGTTGAAGCTCTTTATCGTGAAGCTTCTGTTTGATAGACTATATGACAGTAAATCGATAGCCATTAAATGGACCCCAATATGCTCTGCACCACGCCCTTGGCAATTTGAGACGTGCTCTGTGCGCCACCGTAGCTGGCAAACACAAATGTGTATCGGTTTGTCTTGCGACGGCCTGATTGCTCTATGGAGTCGCCAAGCGGACCGCTGATTATCGTTCCGTTAGAGAATGCCACCCTTCCACCGTCAGGATATGTAATGAGCATCGATGTCACATCCTGAATTGGCAACCACTTGAATCCACCTTTACGGGCAGATAATAAAAGCTTAAGATTTATGTCGTCTTCAGTGTTTGGAATGACCGCAATGGATACGCGAACGACGGCGGCTTTGTCGTATATGCAAATGCCGCCGTCGTAAGTAAGTTGATAACCTACTGATTCAACTTCCTCAATAATTAGCGAATCCTGGTCATCAGACAAAGAACTGATATTCAGCCCAACAGGAAAAGATTGAAGAGCGACAATTCTAATGCTTGTGCCAAATCCACTAATATTGACCATGTTTACTCCGCAGATGCAGATTTAACTGCAGCAAGAATTTCATCCTTATAAGAAAGACCCTTGATGTCAATGCCATTTTCTTTAGCATAAGACTTCAATTCTGAAACGCTCATGGAATCAAAATCTAGTTTTTGTTCAACGGATTTTTCTTCGACCTGCTCTTTGATTTCTGCAACAGGCTCAACCTTCTTATTAAACAGCTCTGATGCGTCTTCAAATTTTTCGCCAAATTTCATGACGCCATTTGCAAAATGAATTACTTGTGCCATTATTGATTACTCACCTTTATACGTTCGCCATAAATAGTCACCACTTCTGCAGTGAATCCAAGGATACCGTTTTGGATGGTGACAGTCAATGAGTCGATTCCGGCAACGTCTGCTTTCTTCAGAATAGCATCTGCAATCGACTTTCGCGCACCGTCTTCGTCAACGGGCGACTTGAAAACGGTCCCCAAATAATCGACACCGTTTTCTATATCGTACAAGTCCTCGCCAAGTCGCATCTGGTGCGCGGCCTTGATTACTTGCACCATCGCTTTTTCTCCTGAAAGAATATTTAAGTTTCTTCCATCAGGTAGAAAAAGGTCATTATTTTCGTTCACTTCAATGGTTAGAGTTGTCAAATTGCAAACTCCGCTTCAGCAGTGGCCTGGAATTCAGCCAACTCAGATTCTGACATGTAATATAGATTACAGCCGCCAGAGTTAAAACTTTCATAATCAGGTACGCTGTCGAAAATGAAATTACCGTACCCAATCATGAGATACTTATAAGGCACCATTGGGATACCACCAAAACAGCGCACCCCTTGAATCAAAAGTTCACCGTTGCGGTATACGTCGGCGCACATGTGCTCGATAGCGGCAAAAATGTGCAACTGCCAATATGCACCGTCAACGTTAAAGCTGATATTCTGGTTAGGTACGCTGTCAAGTGGTATTTGATACATTATAAAATCTCTTGGTTGCTCACGCCAGTTTTGACTACGTTCTCAAACTTGAAGCGATATTGACGTGTTTTCACACGACCTTGAGACTGGATGCCAGGAATTACTGAACCAGTTGTCAAGGTGCCTTTGTTTAGCGTGATAACCATTCCAGAAGGATAAGTCAGCACAAGTGTGATCACGTCTTTTGCAGAGTTCTTACGCTTGCCTACGCGGTTTGCAGCTGCAAGAACGTCCAAGTTGACATCACTTTCAGAAGTAGGGATGATGTTCACACCTACTTCAAGCGGGTTTGCACGGTTCCATACTACTAAGTCACCGTTAAGGCCCATTGCAGCCTCAGAAATTTGCAGGTCCGGCGCGTCAATCGGATCAGCATCATCTGCAAAATCAGAAAGAGTCACACCATTCGGAAAAGTGTTTGATGCTACCAAACGAATCGAAGCGCCAAAACCGGAAACGTTAATCATTACAGATTCCTCTCAGAGAGATGGCCGCCATTTACGGCGGCAATTATTTAAATAAGAACGTCACGACCTTCAACGCGACGCACAGCATCATCTTTAGAGTAGATTAGCGTGTATGTTGCATAGTATTCGGTGCGGTTATCGGAAGTGGTTTCAGTGTCAAAATCGACAGTCAACCAATAACCGATAGTCTCAACCTGGCGCCAAGCAGTGTTGTCACCGGAGGTTTGCGTGATGTACTGTTTCTGAATTTCCGTCAGCGCCTTACCGACAGAGATGGTGCCGTTAACCTTCGCATTGTCAACAGCAACTTGAATCATGGCTTGGACAGTCGCTTTGCCTTCTTCGTTTGCAGGCACGCGACCAAGATTCAAGAACATGCTGAACAGCTGAGAAGTGATAGCAGATTTAAGCCACATCTCGTTGGCATAAGTGTTCATGTCAACTGCTGCGGTAGACCCGCCCATCAGAACACCACGCTGGAAGAACGCGAGAGTTTGACCAGCTTGCTGAGTCGCACCGATATAGTTTGCACGGTTTTGATCAGCAGTATCTGCGCGTGAATCAGTCGATACGGTTACATTTCGCGTTTCAAACTGATAATACATATAGTTTTGAGTTGCATTTACAGTGTTATAGTTTGTCGCCGCAAGAATTTCAGCAGGTGCCTGGTCGATGTAATCATTCGCGAGGTTAGTTGCACGGATCATCATACCAACGCCTGAGTAACCTTTCAACGCGGTATAGTATGAGCCGATGTTGGCGAATGCAGTCGAGAACAGATACATGTACATGTTGTTCTGCGAGTGAGTCCAAGCTGCAACGGCTGTGATTTCTTCCAGCGTTCGGTCTGCTCCAGCGAAAAGGAATGAGCCAAAGTTGTTGGAAATCTCCACAGATGCCGCGATGGCTTCTACCGGACTTGCTACACCCTGTCCAGCAACCGTAACGGTGCCAGTAGTCGTCCAACCAAGCGCCTGAGATGGGTCTGTCGGTTGACCTGTGACGTTAATCGAAAGGTTTCCAGCACCAGCGGTCGACGGAGCGGCTTCCAAAGTGAACTGCTGGGTGTTGGCATTCCAATACACTTCCGCATCAGCAAGTGCAGGCACCGACGTGCCACCTTCTGCTGCAAACTTGGTGTTGATTGCCGTTTCCAAAAGTTCCGCTACGTTGGCAAGACTTGTTGCCGCTGAAAGGTTGATGGCGTCAGTCAGGTAGTCTGTGCCGTCATAAGTGATGCTTAAGATAGCGCCAGTGAATGCCTGGAAAGTAGCAAGCGTTTTAGGCTCAGTGTCGCCGATAACCATTGCAGGAATCGCCGTGGATACAACGCGAGAAAAGCTGATTGAATCAGGCGAGTTGATTTGCTTGCTGATGAATCCGAAATACAGTGCTGCACGCTTGTATTCTTCGGAAGAAAAACCGAAATATGATCCAACGGCATCAGCAGTTGAAAATTCTGCTACAATGCCTGGCGGCAGAACTGTATTGGAAGTCATGATGCGAAGCGACAGTTTGCGAACTGCAACAGCCGCGCCTGCTCCGACCCCTGATACAATTTTAATATAACGAGATTGACTGATCACGTCGGTGTCCTCTTATTTAATGACTTGGCTGTTGACAGATTGCCACATAAGGCTGCTGTGAATTAAAGGTTTGTCGAATCCTTTCACACGCACGGTATATCTGGCGTTTCTTTGCCAAGGTCCGTTTTTAATTGATTCGACAATCTTTGCTTCCATCGCAAGCCCAATCTGACCTAATGCCTGTCTAGCGTCTATTTTACCGGAAAAAATCTTTTTAGCAATTTTATTCTCTATTTCACTGCGCTCACTAACGAATAATTCATAGGCATATCTCATGAATGGTCTGGGTGGCACTTCTACCCTGACTGGCCCTTGCCCAAAGTTCAAAACGGCTATGTGACCAAATTCATTAAGCCGCGCGACTTCTGACACCAACATGCCTTCCCCACCAGTTTCTGAAGGGTATCTGGTAGAATCAAACCATCCTGCTTCAACAGTAAGACCCTTCATCGATTGAAGCGCCTTTATCTGTTTTTCTATCATTTTTGATTTTGTCATATCACACCGGAATATCGCCTAAATCGTTATTAACAGCTCTTGCAACAGCAGGCGTGTAAATTGAAATTGCGTTTCTGTGAAGGATTACCAAATCAAAAGAAGGAAACGATTCAAACTGAGACATGTCGTCATAGAACTTTTCATTGTTGTTCATGTCGACTCTATATACTGAAGCTTGATGCCTTTTAAACCAATCCCTCAAATTAGCCTTGTGGGTTATGAATCTTGCTAAATAAGTCAAAACGTCATTAGCCGTAGGCTTTTCTGGATTGCCAGGAACTTCTGGAAATAAGCCGCTAATTTGAAAACGTGTTGCGTATATCTGATCTTCAATATCTTTAAATTTGCCATTAACGAATTGAGATTCATCATTGACAAATTCATTCTTTCTCATTGACCAACCGAATGGGACTGAGAATAAAAGGTTAAACCAAATCTGATCACCAGTCGGAATGCCCTGTTGAGTCGGTTGGTATTTTTTCTGGACCGGAACAGCAGAAAGGTCTGCACGACTATACGCCGCCAGACCTTCTTCAATTCGCGTTGCCAGCATGTCAATCAGGTCGACATCTGTCATATACACCTCAAGTAGACACTGGAAAGCTTTGTTTTACTTCCACGGCAAGGCAAGACGTCCAACCATCTTGGTCAAACCATGTCGTTTCATCTTCCATCTTGTACGTTTTGCCACCAAACACAAAATAGTCGCCGGAAGCGTCGCGGTCAAGGTCAACAATGTCTTTGTCCACCCAGATTTTGACATAGTTCTTTTGAAGCTCTAAACCAAGCTCAACGTATTGGTTTCGAAGTACAGCCTGCACCGAAGCAAGTAAGGTGATTGGTTCTTCATATGTAGTTACATAGTTGCGCATCTTATCAAGGGTGCGCCCCTTGTACATGTAATATTGAATCGGTTGGCGACCGATGACCTTTGTCGCAACTCGATATAAGTTTACGCCAGGAATCCTCACCAGAATACCCCACCAATTTTACGAAATCCTTCGCGCTCTGGAAGCCCACCGAATGACAAGCCGCCAACGGCCAGTGCTTGAAGAAGCGCCCACAACGCCATGCCATAAGGAGTGCTTGACAGCCAGTATTCCCAGCCATCACTCGCAGGCGGCGCAACTTTGTTCACTGTGATGTCACCAATTGTTGCGCCAGTCACGAAGCCGCCTTGTTCAACTCCGTCACCAGAAGACACAGACACTTGCTGGTCTGCGGCTATGCATAAAAGATGAGCCGTCATATATTCCAATGCCAGCTCCAATTTACTGCCATTTAAAACACGACAAGGACTGTCTTGTGATTCAATAAATTCACATGCCATGTCATAGAATACTTGAAGTGTTGTGTCAGGAAATTTAACCTGATCAGCAAACTGTGGAAATTTAATTCTGAACTTTTCGTAATCTAATGACATGGCATTCACCTTATTTAAACGCGGAATAAATCATCGTCTTGGTCGCCGCTCAATTTTACCTTGATGCGCTTGTCAGCAGTTTCACGCGTCATAGGCGCAAACGGGTCGTCTGACATGCCGCGAACTTCTTTAGCGACGGCTTTGTGGTTGCCAACAATGTCGTGATTTACGACTTTCACCAAACCTTTTTCAAGATGCTGCTTAAACACGTGATGATCTTTCAGATGCTCAAAATCTGCATCGCTTACAACGGTGACGATTCCTTCAGGAGTCCACAAAGGTGCACCGTCAGCGCCTTTTGCCATTTCACCAAAGCCGGAAGTTGCTGAAGTAAGACCAGCGCCGCCCTTGATTAGAATCTGTTTGCGAATATTTGGAAGAGCGCCTGAACCAGCTTTTGCATTCGGGTTTTCTTTCACTTCCGTATAGAAAGTGTAGTTAACTGACATAGACATAGTTGAAACGATGTATTTTGACATTTTGTAGTCCTATTTATATAAGCCTCAGATAAGCCCCTACAGCCCTTGAGGTCTATTGATATGGGGCGAAGCCTTTCGACCACGCCCCATGTGTTTTACTGTGTAATCACAGCAATTAAATACCAGTCATACGGACGACTGCGAACGGACGCTTGAGCAGAACGCCTGCTGTTGCGTTTGCGTAGTCTTCAACGTAGCTCTTAGCACGCTTTTCAACGCCCAGAGTCATGAACTTGGTTTGAACCAGCTGACTGAATACGGAACCATCATCGCTTGAACCATCGATTGAGGAATCGATGTGATCGGCGTACAGGTATGCCACGTTCAAGAAAGTCGGGTCACTGCCAAGTGCGCCGTTGAGTTCCGGTGCAGATTTGATCTTCATCTTCGGATAAGTCTGGGTGATCCAGTCACGTACAGAAATACCGAAGTCAGTGGTGTTGGACAGCCAATCGATAGAGTTAGTCGGCAGCGCCAGAGTCATGTCAACTTTCTCTGGATCAATCTGGTCCTGAGAGTTCACACGAATTTGACGAACCATCAAACGGATGTCTGCAGTTACCTGTTGGAAAGTCGCAGTAGCCCAGCCGGAAGTGGTGTTGGAAGTCATCGCTGCTGGCAGGTTTGGATCATTCAGGAAGCCGAATGTGCGGTTGTTCCCGTTGTACCAACCATAGAAGCCGATTGCGTTACGCATGATTTCCAGAGATACAGCAGCCTGCTGGCGCTTGGTTTCTGCGGAGTTCAGACGCATAGCGGATGCGCGGCCTTCTTCCAGCATACCAACTGCCATGCCCATTTCGCCACGAACGATAGAACGACGTTCAAAGTTTACGTTCCAGCTTGCCAGAGGAATAGAGGTGAAATCACCATATTCAACTGCGGTGCCAGCTGGTTCAACGATGCCCTGAACGATTTCTGCATCTTCCCACTGACCAACGGTATCAATACCAACCAGCTCGTCGATTTTACGAGCAGCGGTCATGATTTTGACGAAGCCAGGCAACCACTGCTGCAGGAACTGCAACGGGGTCGGGATTGACGGAGTAGTCTGCGGCGCAGTAAACGCGGCGTCACCTACGCGGAAAGCGCCTGCACGGTTTAAGTGCTCAATCTGATCACGCACAATCGCGGAATCAAACACAATACCGATACGAGCAAGCTGGGAAACAGCCGCGTCAGTAACGGATTGCATATCAAAAGGGCGCACCTTGCTCGCTGGGAGGCGAGAGTGTGTTTGGCTAATGCGAGTCATTATTCACCTGCCTATTAACGAGTCAATTGTACAATGGTATAAGTGGAAGACTGGACGCTTGGGCCGGAAAGGGCAATAGCAGTCGGGTCAATCACGATACCGCCTGGAATGGCAACCATGCCAGTTGGCAGTGAGCCAGTATAGGCGATAATTGCACCGATAGGCAAGTTGTTCGGGTTGTTACCGCTGGAAATGCCTTTAGGTACATAAGCGAGCAGGTCGCCGTAGTTCAGCGTCTGCGGACTGGTGCTTGGGTTGAATACTTCAACTACGAGGCCCGTGCACATATCATAGAACTCGCCTTCGCTATATTGAGGCAGAACCATGCTGGCACCCAAAGGACCAGTAGAGTTGCCATACAGAGCGTAACGCTTGCTGTTGCCAAGGATGCCATAGTAATTGGTGCCGCCCAGTTCAACTTCAAAGTCCTGCGCGCCCAAGGTTTTGGTTTGGCCAGTACCCATTAATGATACGTCGGCTTTAAAACCAAACACACGGCTGATGGCGTTTACGTTTGCACCGTCGTTGGCGCTAACGATTCGGCCTGGCTTCCCACGCTGTGGGCCGTCGCGAACGATGTCGCCAGGAAAGCCAGTTGTATATTGACGGCCTACACTAGTTTGGAAAGTCATGTTTATTCCCCTTTCAACCAAGCTTCAAATGCTTCGTCAGTTGCTGCAGAATCCGCAGCGGCCTTTTGTTTTGCGACTACACGCTGTTTCTGACCGTGCTCAACGCCGCGCAGATAATTATCCACCACGTCAAACTCAGCACCATCAACGCACTTCAAGCCTAACTTTTTAGCGCCATATTTCGCTACGGACTTGGAGTCCATAGTTGCATGATCAAAGGCACCAACAACTTTAGACAGGCGCTGGTAGAGGCTATTCTTACGAGCAGAATCAGCGTAGAAAGCAGCAACTGCTGAATCAGATGCCATTGAGTGTTCCCCTTTTGCTGGACCTGGCGACGCTTTCGCCGCTTTTGTCGGTTTGTCATCTTTTTCGACCGAAGCCCCCTTTACGTTGCTGTTTTGCAGGCCGCTAACCACATCTTCAGCTTTGTCGCAAGGTGATACATCTTCAGCCTTGACTTCAACTTCTTCGTCTTTGACTTCGGCTTCAACTTCTTCTTCATCACCTACCGCGCCACCTTTCAGTTTTGCAATAAGTGCTTCGATTTGGCTGATCAATTGCGGAAGTTCGCCGCCAGCGTGAGATTCAGTTTCAACTTCAAACTTCTCTTCACCTTCTGGGGTTTCTTCTGCTTCTGCCTTGACTTCTGGATCAACCATTACTTCTTCACGATTTTCGGTTGAGTCCTTCTCTTCTGCTTTCACTTCAACTTCATCCTGATGAGCAGCTTCAGTACTCTCTTCGTTCAGAAATTGTTCGAGCGCAGGGATCAGTGATTTCAGCTGTTCAACAGCATTATCACGCGCTTTACCTTTTAACGGTTTTGGCATGTCTAAATCCTCGTTGGATGGTGTTACAGTCGTCAAACAAAGATGGTCAAAGCAACGACCATCCAGCACCCGTGCACCTGGTACTCGACCAACGTCCACGAGAGCAATGTGGTTGCCGCGAAGAGTTGTCTGCACCACTTCATACGGCTGCCCGTCAAACTCTCCAGACTGTATGATGAATTCACAGTCATAGCCCAAAGACAAGTCAACCTTTCCAGAATCAATGGCCTTCTTCAGACGACGGCTAAACACTTTAAGGTCGCCGCGCATCCATGGCTTGTCATAATAAACATTGCCAGTCAGAACGCCATCAACTCCATACTCTTCGGGTGCTGTGTTATCCTCATCACCTTCAAATCCAGAAAGCATTTCGTGATTGTCGATGAAAGGGATATTTTTGAATGAATCTATCGCTTCGGGGTCTTTCACCGCTGACTCAGGGCGATAGACTTTTACGATGCGATTCGGATCACCATCAAGACCAACTTGACCAGCAGAATAATCAAAAATGCCAAATGACGAAATTGGACAACCCATAATCGTCAAGAATCCATTTTTGTCAATTTCGCGTGCCGTTTGCATTCGCATCCACCCTCAAATAAGTATTGTGTATTATATCTAATGAAAAAAACTTAGGCAAACAATAATTATGGTTTGAATATGTATAACAACCGATATAGCCGCGCCTTTATTAGTGTGATACGGATGATACGGATAAAATGAGGCGTATTTTTATCCGTATCGGTGTATAAGCCGCGCTATCACTGGTGTGCTACGGATGATACGGATGATACGGATACTTTTCATATATAAGAGTTTATAAAAAAATAAAATTAAATTAGATATATAATTTTAAATTAATTTATTTGAATTCCTATATAGTACGGCGGCAACGCGTATCATCCGTATCATCCGTAAGATTCTTTTGAAAACAATAACTTACTTGATACGTATGATACGTCATTATACGTATAAAACTCGCGGCAATCCTTTGCCGATGAATTCAGTGGATATTAAATAGCACTCCTGCAACTAAAACGCCAATCAGCATTGAGTCATAAACAGCCCATTTCCAAGAAAGCAAAGAGTTGCAATTAATATTTCGCACTTTAACATAACGTGACTGAATAATCTTTTGCATAACTTCCTCTTTAGTTCAGCTTGATTGCGGTGATCTGTCCGTAAACGGTAGATGTCAACGCCTCTGTGCATTGATAGTTTAGATACACGTTGCCAGGCGCGGCAAGAGTGATTATCTTTGTTGGAATATTGCCGCCGAAACGACCTGCAGCCCGAATGCCAGCTGACATCGTAAATGCATCATCCGTAATATCTGAATCGCTTGTTGACAATTTGGCTGTAATTCCGGTATTCGCTTGAATTCCTGCTGTCGCGACAGTCAACTGACTTGCCGTCACAAGCCACTTTCCTGCAGGAAGGTTTAAGGTCGCCAGATTAACCAAAGTGGTTGGAGGATTGCTAACACTGTTCGTGGCATTCTGGACGGTGCTTTCCGCTGCGTTAAGCACACCGGAACCATCAATTGATAGAGTTGTACCGACCTTTACGCCGCCTAAAGTAGATGCTGACGCAATCGGCAATGAGTATTGAGTAACGCTAATTGTACCGTCACCTGCGACGCTTATTCCGCTTCCTATTTTGACGCCGCCGAGAACAGAAGCCGTTGCCGCTGGTAACGTGTATTGGTTGCCGCTTGATTTGACCACTTTAACGGCGACAGCATTCTTTGACCCTCCAGACTCCATTCCTATAATCACTGCTTCTCCAAAAGCGATGGTGATTGTAGATGCAGTTAAACCAGTCTGCACGTCTGTTATGTTCATTTTGGGAACTGAAAGTGTCAGATTCGGCTTGCTGGTAGAATCGCCATCATTACCGATCATAAAGAATTGACCAACTGAATTGTATCCAGACGCCAATGGCGGACTCAATGGAACAATCAGGTTTTTATCGGATGTAAATTCTGAAACAATCGCCAAACCGTTAGCATATACAGCAGGCAATACTGGCGTTTGTCCAGATAGAGGAAACGTGCTGATTGGTATCGTCATAATGACCTCAAATGATTGGTATTTTTCTGCACTTGCAGTGTATTGCCCATCCAGGAGGACCGATGTCACCCTTTTTGAACTTCAATTCGCCGCCAACTTCCCATAGGCGCTTGTCATCAAGTTTGAATCTCATTCCGTCGACGTGTTCATGAGAGATTCGCGGCTCCTTTCCTGCTCCTGAGTGCGCCCACTCAAATTCTTCGACTCCATTCTGGCGCATCCTTTCATCGCTTAGAACGCAATACAATTTGCTTGTCTGGTCTTTAGCGATCAAGTCGACTCTCTTTGCAGAGAAGTGTTTTACGTTTCGCAATGCCGCCTGAATGCCTGACGTGCCTTGCTGGGCTGGGTCGGGAGAAGTCAGCGAAAGCATGACTGCTTCGTACACTCTGTTGTGAATATCCTCGCCGACCTTAGTCACTAGAGTCGTGTTAAACTTCTCGCTTGTTCTAAGAGTGTTCTCAACGAATTTGTTATATGTGGCCTTTGGCGCTTCTATGCCTGCGGACTTAAGGCTTGCGAATGTAGCAGAAGTGGCACCCTTTTCGACCGATTTGATAAAATCAGCGGCAATCTTCGACCCAACACGTGCAAACGCCTTTGCCCATTTCAGTTGCAGCCGTTTCATAAGGGTCTGGAATGTCGAATCAGCAGAGTCTTGCGCAAAAAACTTCTGCACCTGCTTCTTGTCAAGCCATTCTGAAATGCCTGCCTGATAGTCATCAATCATCGCATAGCAAAGACCTTTCATCTCACGACGGTAGGCCATCGCAATAGCGTTTGATGGGATTATCGGACTGCCGCGCCCGATTCTATCGGGTGAGCGGCGTTCACGTTTTTTCGAAGCTTTAAAAGCCATATCAACCTTGCTTCGGTGAATTAGTAGGATTATTGAGTGCTCCGTATGCTTGAGAGCAATCACCCTTCAACCACTCTTTGAATGAGTTCACATCTAATTCGTGGATTGAGTCGAATCCGTTCCAACCGTTACCAAATGATGCCTGATAAGCTTCTTTTGCTTCTTCTGCTGAATCGAATCCAAGCATGCACTTGTGTTCATCGAACTCGCCAGAGTAGTTATCGTTTTGGTTCACGATAAAGACCTTCGGCGACTTCAGATTTGTGCCAACAAAGCAGTCGACTTCATCGCCGTCCGCGCCCTTGGTGCCTTTGATGAATCCGTAGTGGTGCGGCATCTTGACTGCCCATTCACCGTCAAGGCTATTTCCTCTACGGATGCTGTTGCGAGGATTCTCAATCCCAAGAATCATTCCGTGCAACTTCATCTTAGGTAATGATGCTGCGTCCATCTCGCCAACGTTGTGTCGTAAGTTTACGACATTACCTTTGACGCTTGGAAGGGTAGACGGCTGCACCGACCGTGAATCTTTTTGAGGGTCAAAATCCACATCCTGACCTTCTTTCAGGTAGTAATCCGCAATACCCTCCAGACCTTCTTTCAACTGCGTTAGGACATCAACCTGATGGTTTGATTCATCATCGGTATCGTCCATGTTAATTTCGACAGGTGCTCTGTCAGGGTTTTCCGCCAACTCACCACGCGCGGCACCTTCTGGCATAATACCAGTCTCGCTATAGAACTGGCCGCCCATCTTAACGACATCAGCTTTTGCCTGTTCAATATCAGCCTTACCTTGCAGGACTTCACCAGCAGACTTGCCAAGCAATGCCATATTCTCTGGAGACATCCCTGGGGTTTCTTCTGCTGCATCTTCCGGCAGACGGTTGTAACCGCTGTTTTTGTCGTCTTTGATGCGGTCGCGCTCTTCATCAGGAGAAATGACGCCAGCATCAATGAGAGTTTTGCCAGTGTTAGCTCGCTTGTCGTTGATTTCTGCAAGTTGAGTAGCAGTAAGTGAGCCAACTGGTTCCCATGCAACCTTAACGTCGACTTCCACCCCTTCTGATTTGAGAAGGATTTTGTAATGGCGGTCGAGAATTTTTGTCAGGTCATGCTGCTGGCACGTTTCCAACTCTTCGTGATAGCTGACCATCTCAAATTCACCAGTGGCGTTAAAGCCTTTTGGCGAAGTCCCAAGCAGTTTGGTCGACGGAACTTTTGCGATTGCGGCCACCAGCTGGTACTGGTTCATGATGATGCTGTCGAAGTCTGACAAGTTGATGTCGAACTGGTCCATTTCTTCTTTTTGGCCAAGTACCTTAACAGCATAGTTGTCGCGGTACTTAATCCACATCATCAGGCGTTCGGCAAAAGACCGCTCATTGGCAATCGCCTTGTCAACGTCGGTCCGTAGTGTCGTTGTACGTTTAGACATCGCCAACAATGGTGCTTCGTTAGCGGTACGTTCAGCGGCATAGATGCGTTCATAAATCTGCTGAGTTAGAGGAATGCCGCCGTAGATGTAAGTCGGCTTAAGAATATCAGCTGGCTCATCGTTGCGCAATATGATGAGGTGGCTGCGATGATAACGTTGTCCGCTGATCACCCAGTATTCTGGATCATAAAAGTGCTGTGAAGCAGGGTCGGCGGTGTTTTCAGACGTCAGAAATGGCATCATCCAATAAGGGTCAACCTGAATGATCCCCTTATAAGACCCCTTTGTCACACCATCAATGTTAAAAGGTTTACTGTAGTATTCTGGGTCATCGCTACGCACATCAAATATGATGACGCGGATACCAAAAATATTTTTGAATCGTTCGGCTTCAACTAAGTGCTCTTTGATATTAAATTCTTTATCAATTTGCTTTAGGCGTTCGCTGGCCTGCACTGATAATTCGGACTCAGAACTGGATTTGACTTCCCAGCCTTTACGGACCGCATCGCGGCCTACCATGGAACAAGCCTTGTTCACCAGCCAGTGCTGCGCGATGATGGCGCAAGCTTGATATCCGATAAATGATTGCGATAAGTACCAGTTTTGCAACTGAATAGGTACTGTGTATGGATTAACCTGCCCTTCTGAACTGATGTTCTTCAAAGCATTATCCATAACTTTTTTGGATACGGTTGCTGAATCTACTGAGCGACCTTTGATGATTGCAACACCGTCCCCGTTGATATCAGGCTCATATAAAGGAAAGTCATCAACGGTTTTAAAGGTCGGGCGGTTGCTTTCGGTCTTATCCCAGCGTTGACCGCTGCCGCGCCTTTCCAGGCGTTCAAACGGTGCCAATGGGTCGCCTGGCGGCATCTCCGCTGGTTCGGCTTCTGGTTGCGTCTTCTCCCAGAGTTTTATGCCAAGAATTTTCATTGTTAACGCCACCTGACAGTGAAAGGGAATCAATCTATATTATAAATATTCATGTGTTTGTAAGCAAATGATATGTATAGTAATCATAAATAGTTCATAAAATATTTTGCTTTTGTATCATTTTGAGTTATATTTTAGTTAACCAAACGAAAGGAGATTGAAATGAGCACAACAATTGTATTTGTCGTCCTTCATCAAGGCGAAGTAGTAAACGTATGCGAATATGAAGAGCTGGCAAAAGCCACTGCTGCGCGATATGAAGGTGCCACAGTTGACCCTTGGATTTTGGATGCGCGAAACGTGTTGCAGGCGACCATGGATGAATGGCTTTTAGGTCGCAAGGTGTATCCGGTTGAAAACATCGAATCCATTCAAGGTGAAACAGTATACTTTGAAGATGAATGCGTTCGCGGCATTGGTAAATTTATTGGATTGTGCCCATCTTCATCCAAAAATAAATTTTATCGTATTCAAGTTGAAGAGAACGATATGTTCGACAAAGTAACGCGCTCGATTGTTCCTGGCGGCGGCACTCCAATCTTTATGGCAGAATCAGACATCAAGGGGATCATCAAATGAGAACGTTAACCGAACTCGATGTTTTGAAAGACGTTGCAGCCGCGCTGGGCGTAGAATTATCCGAAAAGGCGACACTAGGTGCTTTGCGTCGGGATTTGCTCGAAGCCGTTGACCGCAACGATTTTGACCGTAAGTGTATGCAAAAGAAGATTCGGCAGGCAGTAAGAGCGGGTAAGCGATTCCGTGCCAGGTCATTTGCTGCAAGAAAACTAGACCTTCAGCACGGAATGCTTTAATTGTTAAAGGTTAGAGAAGAAGCCGGATGCTGCAACGATTGGTTTCATCAATGCCATGATTGCTGCGTCCGCTTTGTTAGGTGATTTGACTCCACGCTTTGCCATATCCTTTTTAGATTCAACTTTGAACTTGCCAAGAACAGACGTATCTTTGCGCGGCGCTGACATCTCAAAAAGAAACGTCTCAATCTCTTCAGTAGTCCAAGCTGGAATCCCAAGTTCCGGTATACCATCGGTGTCGATTGAAATCAATTCATCAGTCGGATATACGGCTTGCCCAGTTGCATATTCGTATGTCTTTCTGAATCTCTCTGCAATTTCAGTCCACTTTTGCGCTTTTATGTTTGCGAAATGGTCTTTATTGAGTATTTCAACGTGTGGTAGCTCAAGAAAAACGTCATCAGGATCATCAACAGACCCTTGCGCGTTGAACGCATTAAATTCGATTCTTGGAAATGATGGATTTTCATGTATTGCATACTCGTTTAGTTCATCAAATTTTGAACCAGCAAAAGCGCCGACACCGATGGCGTCATAAGTTATAGAAGCGCCAAATGTAAGCGCATCTTTCCAAACTCCGCTTGCCGATTTCAACAATTCATCTTCCAGACCTTCCCACGTCTTGATGCCGCGCAATACGTTTCCTGTGACGAATGCAGTGGCGTTAAGGTCGTCGCCATCGTCCGCTACGTCAAAGCCTATACGGTTAGACCCTGACAAACTCCAGCCCAGCGTAGGGTGTTTGTGGAGATTAAGAGCGGCCTTAACGAATGCACGGTTGATTACAGATTTATCGCCGCCAGTCTTCGGCACGCCGCCATAAACGTGCTCTGCCTTTTTCGGGTCGCGCTCGTACATGCCTGCGATAACATCCAGCATTGTTTGCGACAAGAATGGGTTGTCTTGCCAGTTTATCTTTTTAACTATGGCATTCTTCGGCGGTCGCATAACAAAGTTTTGGTAGACGAAATCGGCCTCTTCATCAGGGTTAAAGATGATCCATATTTCTGACCCTTCTTTACGGATTGTCGGCTCAATAATGTCCCACTGTTCTTCAGTAAGTGCGTGCGCTTCTTCCAGCCAAAGAACATCAACACCTTCCGTTGATTTAATTTCATCAACGTTACGTGCGATACCGTAAAATAGAAATTCAGATTTAGTTCTTTTATGCTCGATAGAGTTCTTTAATAAATTGAACTCATCTTTAAAATCAGAAATCTCTATTTTATCTTTTAATAGAGTATATACAGATTCAGAAATCTTGTTCTGGAATTGTCGAACGCAAAGGAATTTTAATTTGAAGTTTGCCGCCAAATAAATAGCAAAACCAGCGGCATCATGCGATTTGGAAGATGCACGACCGCCGTATATTACTTTGTATCGCGCTTTTGTCTTCCAGACTTCTTTTAAAGCAGGATTCAACTGGTACATGAATTTCCAATTATGTGTTAATATTTTATTCATATTATAGTTTGCTTGTACAAGCTATATCAAGTAAAATTATGATTCCAGCTTAGTAGTGGATAAAGGGTGATCTTTCGGCCAGATTTTTTCTGGCCATTTTTTTGATTAAAATTCACAAAAAGTTTGCCTTTCTGAGACTCTGCGTTATAATCATATTAACTCAAAACCGGAGGTAATATGAAACTCATCGACCGTGCCATAAAAGCCATAGACAACCATTCCACCGCTATTGCATTTGTGATGGGATTCTGTTTTACTGCTGCGTTTGGCGACGTTCACACATTCAAGTCTGTCATCTTGTGCTGGTCTATCTGGTCCCTCATTTCTCTGGTTTTGATTCTTCCGATGACGTGGCTTGTCCTTACTTGTCTGGAATCTCAAGGTGAAGACTGATGAGACTATCAATCAAAGAGCGGGCAAAACGGCCCAAAAGGAGTGAGCCAAAAGCTAAATACACATGCATAGGCGGTCCATTCGACGGACAACCTATATGGCTTTCAAAATCTAATCCATCGACGGTTGAATTCAGCCTTCATGGAATGCGCGGCAGATACCTGCTAAATAGAGAAACAAGCGGCAGCACATTTGTGGAGTGGAAAGAAAATGGCAAATGAATTGACTTTAACAGTACCAAAAGAATTGCTAGACAAGGCATATGCAGATTCTGTAAAAGAATTGGCTGGAGTTCTTGGAATTGAAAATGAATTCAACGTTCAGTTGCAATTCCTTAAGGATACTCTTCAAATCAAAGAGAATAGAGAGGCTGGTGGTGGTGCACCTTTGGCTTTGGCAATCCTCTATGCGGGTCTTATTTTGCAATCTGGAGATGAACTGTGAATCGATGGTGCAGTTGGAAGTTGAAACGTCTAGCCTGGGCCAATGCCGCCAATTCTGCTGGCCCAATTACCGCTGGCGTTGGGTCGGTATGGGATGGCGAAGGCCGTTGGGACTCGCTGTGTGGAACGCGTCTGTTTTACCGCGTTAAATAATATTACCCTTCCCGAAATGGGAAGGGATTTAAAAGAGAGATTATTATGAATAACACCTTATCACAACTGCTAATCTGGACCATCGCGGCAATCATTGGAACTGTAATTATGATGTCCAGCGCAAAAGCCGAAACAGATATTTGCGGACGCCTTATTTCAGAAAACGGCGAAATCTATTATGGCAATTCAAAAGGTGATTATATATCGCCTGAAGTTTGCGCTCAAAAGAAGGCCGAAATGCAAAAGCAATATCACGAAGACCAATCCATTTCTCAGGCCGCGCTGATTGAATTAAGTATATCAGCCATCATCTTTTTGATCATATTTATGCTCATTATTAAACCAAATAATGGCAGCAATCGTCATATTCCTCTCAAAAGAAATTAAGGTTATAATACGGTTGTCGACAAAACGAGGACCGTAAAATGCCAAGGCTAATATTCAAAAACAACTTTGAGGTCGCACTGGCTCAGCCAACCACGACTTCAGACACCACCATCACAATTCGTTCAGGGTCGGGCTTTCCGACCTTGGGCGCAAACGAGCGCGTAGTGGCGACAATCGTCGACGCTGCAACAGGCTTACAATTCGAAATCGTCACCGTAACAGCCGTGGTCGGAAACGTCCTTACCGTGCAGCGTGCACAGGAAGGAACTGCAGCGCGCGCATGGGCGGCTGGCGACATGCTTTCCATTCGAACTACTGCTGCAACCTTGACCAACACCGTGCGTAATTTTGGAGAAATTCCTAACGGAATAAATCTCAATGCGCTTACTGGAAGTTGGTTCGGGCAATATCACCAATCAGCCAATGCTGGGGCATCGACAGCCTTGAATTATCCAGTTGCGCAAGCCGGGATTCTTGAAGTTTATAAAACTGGCGTTGCAGGAGAAAGTTGCGTTCAAAGATACACCCCTTATTGGATTAATGCCATATACCAAAGGTTATATAATGCCGGATCATCATTATGGTCGGACTGGGTGCAAATGTACAGTACGCAAAGCACCATCCCAGTGGCAAATGGTGGCACAGGCCAAACAACCATTCAGGGCATGAAGTCTGCTTTTGGATTCGGAACGGTTGCTGATCAAAATATTGTCCCTACTTCTATGGGCGGTACTGGCTCTGCTGACAATGCTCAGGCGTGGCTTAACATCCGACCACAAGGCTCAACGCCGCTGGCTGGTGACCCAGTAAATGATTATGATGCCGCAACAAAGCGTTGGGTGGAAAACTTAGTCAACACTGGCACTGTCGGCCCAAGCATGAACGGTGTTATGAACTATGGCGTAGGTGATTTTCACCTTCGAAATAGTCGCTCATACATCCAGCCGTATGAAGTCGTTGCAGACGGTCAACTATTAAACCGTGCCGATTGGCCTGAACTTTGGGCATATGCACAAATGCTTTCTCCCATCGCAGATGCTGATTGGCTTGCTGATAAGTTCAAACGTGCAAAGTATTCTTTGGGCAACGGCACAACCACTTTCCGTGTACCAGACCTGAACGGTGTGCAAACAGGTTCTGTACGGGCGCTGTACGGGCGTGGCGACGGCGGCAACTCGACTGCGAACGGCCAAATATTTGAATCCGCTGCACCAAACATAACAGGTTCAGCTGCAGGCGTATCGGCAGGTACTTATGCGCAAATCTTTGGCACAGCCGTCCGAGGTGCTTTTTACACAAACAACGATTTGTATCCTCAAGGCGCTGGAGACACAATCCCCGTTGGAAGTGGCGCAGTAGAGGGACGTTTAAATACAATCAACATTGATGCATCACGCTCAAGTCCAATCTATGGCGCGGCAACAGATGAAATCATGGGCCGTAACTTCGTTGGCGTTTGGGTGATTCGTGCATCGGGTGGATTTGTTGCCGCAAATACGCAGTGGAGTGTGATAAACGCAGATTCAAGCGCGCCAGCAGTAGATACTGTGGTTATCGGCGGCAAAGTAGAGTCAAAATACAGCAACCCATCACTATCACAATTTGCACGTCTGTACTCAAGTTCTTTATGGGGTTCTTCTAACGCCGCCGTCATAGAGTCAGAAGGCGCTTCAAAACACGCTTATAAATTCTATGAGGATGGCACAGTTGACTTCCGACAGTCAGGGAAGACCAACCCATTCCGCATGTATACGCCTTTAGGCACATGGAATGGAATAACTGACGCCAATCCATCAACCTTGACAACTAACGGAATGGACAGGGTGGCCATTTCGAGCGGCTCAGATCTTCTGGTGCGCGGATATTCTATCGGCGGCACCAGACCTAATGGATACCCAACAAAGGTTGGATATCACATGTATATTCCAGGTAATGACGCATTTGGCATAGCCTGTGTAGTTATCGGTGGAGACAATGGAAAATTCTGCCGTTACTTTTTTGACATTGATGGTCAAATATATGGATCAACGGATTATGGAAACTTCAGCTATACGAAAAATGGAACTTCTGACTCACGTGTAAAACACGGCATCGCTCCTGTTGGCGTTGAAAAGTCATACTCTAATATCCAAGGTCTGGAATTTGTAGAGTTCATTTATGACAATGACGAACAAAATCGAGTTCGGCATGGCGTGATTGCACAGCAAGCAGAGGTTGTTGAGCCTTTATATGTTAAGACGCGTAAATATGTTGGCAGTGATCCAGGAGAGATTGTTGAACAAAAGGAACTTGACACAACGCCTATGCTTTTGGATACTATGCACGTGGTGCAGGAGTTGATGAAAAAAGTTGAATCCCTAGAGGCAGAGATAGTCGCGCTGAAAGCAGCGAAATAATTCACTCAAGGCGCTGAAAAGCGCCTTTACTTTATGCGCAATTAAGTTATACTCATTATACGTTAACAAGTGAGGTGTTTTATGAAATTTGAAGATATTGATAAAGCTCAGAAAGCAAAGGCCTTGCCTAAATATGTCATCTGCGGTATTGATCCTGAAGATAACCGCTTGGTTTTCTTAAAGCAAGTTGATAGCAATGAATCTGGCGATGCAGTTAATTGGTGCATTCCTTTATTTGAGACAGCAGAAGAAGCCCAGAAGGTATTGTCAGAAAGCAATTTGCCTAAACACTACAGTGTCTTTTCACAAGATGACATGGCAAAATTAGTGTTTAATTTCATGGACGTTGGGGGATAAATAAATGGATAAAGAGGCACGGCGCTTTGCATTTTGGGGCACGATTTGCGTTGTCGCCCTGTTAGGAATTGTTTACGCAATAATTCACGCTGCTGCGGCATAATTATGATCATTGATATTGAAAAGGCGCTCAAGCGCGAATTGACGCCAGGTGCGACTCCTGGCGAAGAGGCTTATTACCGACCCAAGCCGCAACGCACCAATGATATTCCGGTCTTCAAGCGTACAGTGAATAAGAACGGTCAGCGGTCGCGACCGCGCTCTATCCGGTCCGGTGAGAAGCTGAAAACGATTCGCCAGTGTCTACAACGACTCGAAATCATGGGTTGTCGCGCTTATATCGACCCTGATGGAAAGGTTCTGGTGAGAATTGGCAATAGTACACAACTACAGGACGGATTGCCCTGCGGCGAATCCAGACCCATAGCCAAGACCGACCGTGTGGCTACTGGCCGCGAGATTGAGGAAAGTTGGTTGGGTGCTTTCTTATTAAAATATTGAGGTTAACATGAATCAAAATGAATCAGTAGCATTCTTACAATGGCTGGAAGGTGTGGTGGAATATAACGCGGCAAACGACCGTTTCATCTTCCAAGGTAAAAGCTACAAGCGAAAAGGTCAAGCCCAGAAAGCTGCGCGCAAGTACTGGAAGGAAGTTTATTCAGAATTTTTCTCTCAGATGGGTATCATCGGCGCAACTGTATCCGGCGACCCTGCACAATTGGTATCGATTGATGAACGTTGATTTCGTGATGTTTTTGATCATATTAGCAATAAGTGCAGTATTTGTTGTAGCCATGATTGCGCTTATTGATTGGTTGGATAAGTAAATTCAATCGTTACAATTAACAAACCGATTTGAATGCCGCGCTATGCGGCTTTATTATAGTTATTGTTAATCACCCAAATATTAAAGGTAATGATATGTCAAATAAAAATGATTCTATTAGCCACACATATACTAAAGGCAGCGGCATTGCTTTTGGTTCCAGCATCAAAATTGACGCTCCACCTTGCTATTCTGATGGATTGGAAGTTGGCAACCGTGACTTGACGTGGGTTTTACGTCGCCAATCCGATTTAGAAGAGAAGTTGGAAAATATTGAGCGTTCTCTTGAAAGTCTGCGCGACCAGCTTTTTGGTGGTCCTAAAGATGAGTCAAAGCCTGGAACATGTGAAGTCAATCGTGGTTTGATTGATAATATGCTTGCTATTACCGCTCGATCAATTGGTAAAACCGTGTCCATTGAGTCGTTGATCAGCCAGATTGCTGATGGCTTTGGTGATGCCCATAAGAGTGAATAGTGGGTGTTGCTGATTTAACCGTGAATCGTGGGTCGCTTAGTGCGGCCCCTTTATTTTGCCTGCCGCGCAGGAGTGTACGGCAAATTTCCTGTGGGTACAAAATAGTACGGTACTGTCTAGGACTTTTTCTTTGAAAAGTTAGTGGACCAAATGTGTCGTATTTTGATTAGTGTACTGCAAATTCCATCAAGTAGCAAAACGCACCAAAAGACCCATGTCCTAAAAACCACACGAACGCAATAATCAATCGACGTTACAGTTTCCAGCGTTACAATTCGAAGGCTAATGATTTGGCGCATAATAGTATGCAGCATAATGATTCGAAAGCTAATGATTGAGCGCGTAATAATATCGGGAGGGATTATTCTAGATGTCGGTAATATCGCATGCGTACTATTTTCGGGCGAAGGGTCGGCATATTCCTCGTTTTAGTTCGGAACGAAGGGAAAGTTTTGCGCCTTTATAAAACAACGACTTACGCGACCCTCGCTAACGGTCCGATATAGGTGTCTATATAAAACAACGACTTACGCGATGTTCTCCATTTAACGTAATACCTGTTATGCGAACTAAGGCGCATCTCGACGAAGATTATGCGACGACGAAGGGAAGGATAAAGGAGTTTTCGCGGAGAAGCGCATCGAGATAGGGACGAAGAAAAGCCGCGACTAAGCGCGGCCTATTAGTAACGGATGGGTATTATAAGGAAACGATTTTAAAGAAAGAGTAACGGCCTTCGCCTTCGGATACCGCGAGATATTCGCCGCCGAACTCCGTAGCAAAATAAACCTTGCCTTCGATAGTAACGCGGAAGGTAGAAATATCTTCCTCTTCGAGTTCCGTAAATTCGCTAAAATCGATAGGACTATGAAGCTCCTCGATAGTCGCATCTACGTTAAAAAGATAAACGTTTTTAAGTTTTTCGCCAAATACGTTAGAGTTTTCGGAAGTTTCGACGCGAGCGGAACGGATAGCGGCTAAAGTAATCATAATATTCTCCTAGTTAGTCGGGAGGGTAGCGACCTATTCGCTACCTCATCCCCTCTCGATATAAAACATTATAGTCTTAGTGTACGAAGAAGTAAAGCACTTTTTTCGTTATTCTGCGATAAAATGTTTATAAGATTTATCGCCTTCTACGTCGATATACTCGACGATAATTAACGCTTCGCCGCGCGGCGTAACCGTCTCGATAAGGGTAACGGCTTCGTCGTCGGTCTTCGCGAAGCGGATGGCGCTACGTTCGGCATACTTCATATCGTCGAAGGAAAGGCCGATGAAGGCGACCGCGCGGACCTTAATGGCGCTAGATTCTAGTTCCGCGTTAACGGCGGCGATAAGAGAGCGAACGGTTAAGCGGTCTTCGTCGTAAGTAAGGATGGAAGAGATTAAAGTAGTCATAATAAAGCTCCCGATGCTAGTAGAAGAAAGGGCCATCGCCCGTCTCGATATAAACAAGTATACGCGAGTGTACGAAGAAGTAAAGAAAAAAGATAAAATAATTTATCGCATTTTTATCGAAAAAGTGCTTTACTTTTTTCTACACTATATTATAATGTACTCATATCGGGACGGGATGAGTTAACGAATAGGTCGTTAACGCCTCTCCCAACTAGGAGTTTATTATGGCTATCGTTACCCGCTTTACCCTCGAAAACGCAACCGCCGAAGTCCAGGGCGTTACGCTTACTTACGGCGAAATTCTCGCGAAATTCTCCGGCGTTCGCTTAGGCGAAGAAATTAACGACGCGACGGTAATCGAGCAACTCGCTGCTTCTCGCTTAGAGCGCGACGAAAACGGATTCTTCGAAGTCGATGCGGAATTAAATTTATGCGGTAAAACGGCGTTTATTAACGAGTTCGAACTCGCCGTTTTAGTTAATTACGATAGCAAAGCTTACGCCTTCGCCCTCGAATTAATCGAAGATGACGAAGAGTAAGAGAGGATTTTTAGAGCGTCGTGCGCGGCGCTTTAATAAAATTCTTTCGCGCCTAGCGCCCTAACAAATAGGAGTTCATTATGGTTAGCTTAAATCGTTTCTCGACTAGCGGCGACGTTATCGCAACTAAGACCGCCGACCTCGTTGCATTTTATAATGCAAATTCCGGTTCGAAGCCGATTAAAAAATTTGCGGACCGCCGGACCGCCGAGACTCGCGTAATAGCGTTAATCGAGTCCTTAAACGCGCTCGATGAGCCGTCCAACGAATCGCCCATCCCCGACGCGAAGTCTCGCGAGGAAGTGTCCAGCGATGTAAAAACGCATAAGGCGCGTGCGGTCGTTAAAAAGGCCGAGCCGACGCAGGAAGAACTCGACGCGATGACCGACGAAGAGTATGAAGCCTTCGTTAAGAGCGGTTTAAACGATAGTGCAAATTGCGTAGTGCAAAATGGAACTCCTTCCCATCGCCGTTCGAATAGCGAAGGCATTGCAAAAAGTTGGGATAATAAGGAAGTGGCGCAAAAGCGTCTTACCCGTAACGGCGTTATGGTCGAGGGTGTAGGCGAGTTCAAATCGGTCCGCGTAGCGTTCGCCGCGCTGGGCTTACCGGATAGCAAGCACATTCGCTTCCGCATGAAGCTTAAAGAAGCTGGACGCTTGAACTTCGAGTTCGGCAACAAGTCCTATACCTTCCAGATTATCTAATCGAATGGCGGCCCTTCGGGGTCGCTTTTCATAGTGCAAATTGGTGGCTTATGAATACGCTTATTCTCATCGCTACGTTGTCCATCGGAAGTGGTCGCACCTTATCCCTTTACGACCATAGTGCAAATTGCGCTTATCCTACGCGAGTTGCGGCAATAGTTAATAGTGCAAATCGAATGCTATTCGAGACTTGTTGGCGGGTCGATAACGAGAAAGGGCGCATCGTCTTAGGTTATAGTGCGAATCTGCTGGTGGAGTCGTTCGATTGGACGGTTGAAGGTCGTAAATTGTTACGTAAAGTGACTAAAAGATGACTTATAATAATACACTTTCTAACGCGTTTATGGTTGCAACCTTCCCCGTCGTATTACCGATGGCCCTAGAAGTGGAGAAAATGTGTTCTAGGGCCGTTTTATAGTGCAAATTGGCTAGTGGCGGGAAAATTGCTCGCCTTCTTTGGCCGCCTCTCCGAAATCCTTGTAGAAATCGTCCATGGAACGGCCCATTTTACTATTGCCGTTTTCATCAATCATCGTGATGCCGTAGATGATATTCAGTTCACGAATAGCATTAAGCTTGGCTGACGCCGCGACTTCTGGATCACGCACAAGCTTGACCAAATTGTGAATTGCACCTTTTACGCTCCACAAATCCTTGAGTGGCATCTCTTCCATACGCTTTTTGAAGCGCATCTTGTAGTATGGATTGCGTTGCGTGCAAAGGATTCGCTGGCCAGTGTAGTTATCCGTTGCAACTTCCATTCCAAATACTAGTGCAAAAGCTGCGCGCATGTCATGGCCCTGAATAACAAGGTCAATGAACTCATCGAATAAAGCCTGATTGTGCTCTGCGAATCGCGGGTCTTCAAAGTCTTCAGGCATCGCTACATAATCTTGACTCATAGTGCAAAATCCCATAGTGCAAATTAATAGTGTGAATTATACAATGGATGGACATTATATTCAAGTGCAGATTGATGTTCATTATGGCTATAAAAGTACACAAATCATAATGCTGCGTGGATTGCGGACCGTGGTGCGTGGTGTACTGTTTGATACGTATAAAAGAAATCCATCCCTTTTGCCGCTTGTTATGCAAATCAATGACTTAGCCGCTGCTGGCTGGTCGAAGCGTATCATGACGTATCATCCGTATTGCCGCAAGTCTTTGTTTTTACTTATATCTTACGGATAATACGTTAAATATATAAATTAACATAAGTATGAGGATATGAAAAAAATTAATATAAATGTTTTTAAAAT